GCGTTCGGCGTTAGCCTTTGAGTCTTCACTCAACGACGTATCTTCAACAGCTTCACTATCTTCATCACCCGCAATCGGTTGAGTATTCACTAAACCTGGTTTCTTTTCCTTTAAATCGCTGTTTTCCTCTTTGGGAACAACTTTGCCCTTCTCTAATGCCTTCTCATCTACTGGAGCAATCTTTACTGGAACTTCTTTCTCCATCTGGCTTTCTTTTAATTGAGCGGTATTTTTTAGTGCATCACTATATCCATCAGCAAAGTCGCTTTTGTATTTATCTGCTGCTTCTCTTAGTGTAGCATCACTCAATACGTGCCAATGATTTTTATATTCTTTTACAACCCAGTCTTTAAACGGTTGCCCTAACTCGGAGACTTCATCCTCTAACGTCTTCTTTTGTGCTTTGATATCCATATTAGACCTCTCAAATTTCGCGCGTAACGCGCTCTTTATGCGATCTTTATTGGCGATGACGTCTCTGACTGTCGCGGGCAGCTCTTGACCCATATGATCCGCAACTGACTGCATATCTCTTATATAGGCATTAAATAGAATCTCTGGCAAGTTCACAGTCTTCTCAACGCCTTCATAACGATGCAGTTCTATCATTACGCCTGGTGAGCGTAAGATCAAGCTTAACGCCGTGTCATCACTTATAGCCTGAACTGCTCTACTTAGTTTTATCATTTTAGTTTTTGTTAAGATAATCAGAAACAAGATGCCAAATAACCTTTGCGGCAGTGTGATCAATACTAAGACGATGAGCAATGTCATCAATCTCCATATTTGCTACTTCCATTAAACCATCTTGTGCGCCTAGACCATCTTGAGCCAGTTTATCCCACTGACCCTTCTTGAACGCTCTACGTGCAGCAATACGTTCTTTTAAACTCTGTCTTTTCATATTCTTATCTCCTTAAAAGTATATTGGAAAATGAGCGGAGATGGCATCTTCCGCGTCTGACCACGCTCTTGAACCTTCTTCCTTATCCTCACCTTCGTATTGATCTCCGCCAACTTCTGGTGCAGCATTGAATGTAAGATATTTCTCTATCTTCGCAGCTTGCAAATCAGGATCTAATTCATCCCAACCTAAATGAAAAGCATAATCACGCTGGGCAGTTAATCTCTTCTTTAAAGCTCGCCTTACTGCAATACGTTCTTTTAATGATTTTCTTTTCATAGTTTATTCTCCTTTTATACCATTTCATCAAGAGGTACTTTTATACCTCTTGAGCTACGCCACATATCAATAATATCCGACATATCATCATAATCTAATACAACAGCCTTACCTTCATTGGCCCAAGTTAATTCTTGTCTTAAATTTTTCTCAGAAATTACTGCTCCGTTACCTTTAGCAATATCAAGATAACGAAAATAAGATATTTGAGTATCCTTGTCAACACCAGTTAAATGATTCCTTACTGCCAAAACTATTCTGTTCATTTTTATGCTCCTATAAAATTAGGGCGTATAACTTGCCATCTCATCTTCAACCATAGTTAATGCATCTTGTATTCTAGTATCAACGTCTGGAAGATGTTTAAAGAAAGGGTGATTAGCGTTGCCAGCCTCTGTATCAATTTTACTGCAAGCAAGTCCATCAATTTGAGCCTGGCGCAAAGATGCCTTTAATTTTACTAATGCTAGCCAACAAGGACTTTGGGCTCTTTCACCATTATCTTCTTCCTCTTCAAAATCACTTGGCCAACCGGGTCCTTGTCCTAATCTCTTACTTATTGCTTTACTTAGTTTAATCATTTATCTCTCCTACATTCTTAAAGCAAACTTCCAAATAATAATTGTTATAGCAAATACAATTGATATACCACACAAGCAAATTAATCTAAACAGCCAAGCCCAAATATCATCTTGCAGCTGTTCTAGTTTACTCATTCTTATCTCTCCTTATTATGCTTATCATAATCCGAACTATCTGGATCATTTAAATCTCTGCAATACTGCATCACACTTGGCATGCATTCATCTTTAGTCTTTTTAGTTCTACTAGCAACACTTTCGGCAGCCCAAGTAAACTCTCCATTCTTGGCGTGGTCCTTTTCCATATCATCTAGTTCTATATAGGCCTTTAAATGATTCCTCACTGCCTTAACTATTCTGTTCATTATTAGTTTCCTTTCTCTACCCTTGGCTTATCTGGAGCCACTACTACCTTACAATAAGGACAACTGTGCCAAGACTTAGGATAGGAGTTACTACATTTATTGCAGATCGCCATATTATCTTCTTGGCGTTCACTACTAGGATTGAATACTTTGTTTATAGTGTTCTTAACGTGGCGGATCATACTCATATTATTTTCTCCGGTCTATATACTTAATTATGCCTATGTACTTGATTTGTTAATTTCCATTCGCTCTTTAACCCACTTAAGTAACCCTCTTAAAGCTTTATTTATATTTTTATCTGAAAACGAAATAAGATATGTTGCTTTACTCCAATCAACGCGTTGACCATACTTCCAATATCCTATCATGTATCTACTATCATATAATTTGGTTATAACTAAAGGGTAACTATCACCCGGCACACCTTCTGCAGTAAAAGGTAAGCACTTTAATAATCTTTCTGTTTCATTCATCTTATTCATCTTAATACTCAACATCCTCTTCGCTTATACTGAAGGCCTTCTTATACTCTTCTAATATAAAGTTTTCTACTTTTTGTCTAGCATCGGCCTGATTGTAAAACCACTCAGTTGCGGCTTCATTTAAATCATCAATATGATATCTCTTCCCTTTCTATGCCTGGTTCATCTGGTTGACGTTGAGCCAATCTACCGCTTACTGTTCTACTTAGTTTAACCATTATTTGTTTCTCCTTTATTACTTAATGCCTTATTAGATAGCTCTTCTAAAGCCTCTTCATGACCCATACCAGCGCCTCTTAATTTATAATAAGCCCTTTCACTACTTAGAGTTAAGTTTCTAATATCTTCTCTTTCCTTCTTATCATTAAATTGATTCTGTACTGCTCTACTTAGTCTATTCATAATTTTTTACCAACCAGATTTACCTGGATTGTATAAAGGATTATCTCGTTTTTGTTTCTTTTGATATTCCCGCCATTTCTTGTTGTTTTCTTTTCTAATATGAATGCACTTAGGACAACACTTACCGCCTTGCTCTCGCATCTCCGCGCATTCTTGCCTACTAGCACCGCAGCTACAGAACGTATCACCTGCTAACAATCTTCTAGTTATTGCCTTACTTATCCTATACATATTACAATTCTCTCCTTTTATATTTTATATTTTGTTTCTTTATTAATCACATCAATTATCTGTTTCTTTATAAATCTCGCTACATCAGTTATTGTTACAGATGCTAATTCATTCTCTTTATTTATTTGAATTACAACAAGACCTTCTTTACCTACAAATTCATCTCTAACAGGATCATCTATCCCTTCCCTATGCACTTCTCCATATACAACAATATCATCACCAAACCAAGTAAGTTTCTTCATATTTAATAAACTAAAACTTTAAATGCAGTAACTGAAAGATTATATATGAAACACCTACTATAATCAAAAAATATTGTACAACAATTCTTATTAAATTAGTATTGTCTACCGCAGTCTGGATTAAATTCTTTATGCCATCTAATATTGCGCCTAAACCTAATCTGTATGTTATTAACTCATTTCTAACAGAATCTCTAGTTTCTATCAAAACAGATTTTACAAGTTCTTTTTGATTGTCTAAATTAGCTTTGACTGTATCATAATGATCATTTAAATCATCTTTTATAACTTTTGCTGTATTATTGGATTCTTCAATTATCTTAGAAAGCACTTCTTCCTTTAGACCACCACGAACTTCGTTGCCCAATTCTTCCTGACGATCGCAAATTTTCTCCATTATCTTTATATTCTCTTTAAAGCTGTTTGCGATACCTTCAAGATTACTAGCAACCTTTTCATTTACTCTGGTAAATGCTTCCAGTTCTGCTAATGTTATTGATCTACTATTATTCATTATTAAATCCCTTCGTTTTTGATAATTGTTAAAACAGAATTGTAATCTTTTTCTTTCGGCACACAAACACAAATTACATCTGTATCTTCTAAAGCTATTGTCTTATGCGGTTCTGATGCTGATATAACTACTAACTCATTGTACATACAAAATCTAGAACCACTGGGAGTAATTAGTTCTAACTTTCCTTCCTTATTCAAACAAATAATGTATTCTAATACGCCTAAATGAATGTGTTCATTATTAATGGCACCCTTTTTAAAATACGCTTTTAATACAGAGACATCTTCTCTCTCATAAACAGAAGTAACTTCCATATCTTTTTCTTTATTATATAGTTTACCAGAATTAACAACCAAAGAACCAGATTTAATGGAAGCGGCGATGGATAGAAGATTCAAACTTACATTATCCAAGCAACCATTAACTTTTTTAAGTCTTTCTAAAATAGTACCTTCTGTTTTACCTGAATCGCATAAAGTTACCTTATCCATTATGATGTAAACTCCTTTTTTGAATATTAAGATTATAGTCTCTTGATTTTTTTAATAAACTAGTTGATAGCTCTTTTAAAACTAAACTTACCTTGTCTAATCTTAAAATAAGATTAGTAGTTCTTTCTAAAATATCCTTAGATGTGGCAGAACTTCTAGAGTACGCCTTCATAGTTTTATTCATTTATAACCTCTCAAGTTTACTTTATCTTAATAAAGTTCTTTGTTATCAGCTTCTTTTGCCCCCTTTACTTTATAACCTAGATTAGACAGAATCTTAATTACCTCTTCTTTTGTTTCCTTACTAAGATTCTTATCATCACCAATCTCTGCATCATAAGCTTCTTGCACACTTTGATAAGGAGCACCTAAAGCAAAACCACCTCTTGCGCGTCTAATAATATCTTCAGCTAAAAAGGATGGATCATATCCCGCACCAACTTTTTTATCTTCGCGAGCTTCAGGAACAAAAGGTTCCATACTTCTATACACAGTGCCTGGAGATAATGGACTGTCCCATATCTTCTTAAACTTTGGATCTAACTCTTTCTCTTTATCTTCTTCTCCAGATACTTGAGCCACACGTTTAGCATAAAGCTGTTGATTTTCTTGAGGATTTGCTGCTGGTTGGACTTGACTCGTAGGGGGTATTAACGCACCTCTTAACTTACCAATAGAAATTCCTAAAGAACGAACAAAAGATTTTACATCATCCATAAAACCATGAGCGTTTCCGATTAGACTTTGAATTGCGGGATCTGCATCTGGATTAGCACTATACTGCGAAATTAATTCTTGAAGAGTTGTAAGCTGTCTAAGAGTTTCTTCAGGTAAACTGAAAAAATAATTGGCCACGCTGTCTAATTGATCTACTGTTTGTTGCGACACTACCACCTTCTTTACTTTGTCCATAATCTCTCCTTATTTTAACTTTCCCAATTCGGAATTAAATCTCTATATTCCCTTTCTAACTTCTTATATTCTTCGTGATCAACTACTCCTAATCCCTGTTCTGGATATTGCTCTTTAAATAATTTTATCTTTTCAGCTGCTTCCGGTCTCATATATCCTTTAACTTCCCAATATACACCATAAACATAAAAGTCTGGACAGTATGTCATTTTAGATCCATCAGCTCTGATTAGTGCAAATCTCTTAGATTCATATAACCAAGATATACCTAAAAGATCAAGTATTCTAACAAAATTAGCTTCCCAAGTAGATCGCACATATATTCCTATATCCTCTCTAATACCACCTTTACTATGACCAGCCCCTTTAGGACAAGGTTTGCCCAAACGAGCACTAACAATTCTACCCGACTTATAACCCTCTTTCAAAGTAGAACTTATTTGAAAGGAATTCTTTTTTACTCTTAAATCGGTTTCTTTAGTCAAATTCTTATTCCAAGCAACCACAATACCTTTTGTATCTTTATTCCATGGCTCAACCCCAAACTGACCGTTCTTTTCTCCTGAATTCGTTTCAGATAAATGTCTCTTAGCTTCTTTGGTTCTACCATTATGTCCAAGAATATACTTTTGATTAGAACGTCTAAGACATTCAAAAGTTTCGCCACAACCACAAATAGGATCACAAATTCTAGTTTCATAATCATGGCATTCAGATTTATAGTTATGGCCCTTTTCGCCAGACTGTGCTTCCGACATTAATCTTACCGTCTCTTCAGAAAGATTTTCTTTAAGATGAGGCCTTTTACTATTCTCAAATGTCCTTACATATACTCCTGTTGGCATTACAATCTCCTTTACTATAAAATAATTAGAATTTCCTGCATTTTTATTTGTTCCTGGACAAGTCAAACACAGATCCTCCGGAAGGCTTTAAACTAGTCAGATCTATTTGATCTCCCTTATTACCGCTAAACGTTCCCAATTTGGCTTCAATCACATACTTCGTGCCTGGCGCAACTCCAGCAACATCATCTTCTGGATGCAGCGCTTCTTTTTTTAAAATAGTTCCATCATTAGATACACACAACCAGTCAATCGGGAAAGCACAATTTCTCATATGAAAGAAATCGCCTTGGGAAACTCCCTCGAACGCAAGAATTGTATTATTCGGTATGTCTACTACTCCTTGTAAACCAAGAGCTTTCTCTTCTCCCGTGCTACAAAAAATGGTATTAAAAGATTGTTGGCCTTGTCTTGATAGTTTCATGCTACTCCCAGTTAGGAATTAAATCTTTGTAAGACTCTTTAAATCTTTTATATTCTTCAGGACCTATTACAATTAAAATTTCATTTGGATACTGTTCTCTAAACAAAGTTATTTTTTCCAGGCAACCGGATCTCATATAACCTTTCTGCTCGTACCATATATGTGTTCCTACAATATGATGATCAGGAAGATATGACGTTTTTGAACCATCTGCCCTAATAAGAGGAAATCTTTTACATTCATATTCTGATGGTATACCCTCATAATTAAAGATGCGAGTTACATTAGCATCCCAGGTAGATCTAAAGCTTTGATTATTGAGATCTTTTCTTTTACCAGATTTACCATAACCAGAGCCGGGATAAGCGGATTTTCCAAAATTAGGATGCTTTTCACCTTTCCTTGCTTCAGACATTAGCTTTAAAGCCTCTTCAGAAAAAATCTTACCTATGCGACCATGGCCTTTAATAAATCTCTTTTTAGAAGACAAAGAACATTCAAAAGGTAAACTACAGCCGCATACACATATTCTAGTTTCTAAAATATAGTTCTTCGGATTATAATTAGGAGCATTTTCTCCGGTTTTACCATACTGAGAATTTAGCTTACCTTTTCTACTTAATCGAGGATCACCAGTAAGTTTTCCTGTCATTATTTTAGACTGCCTTTCATTCATCTCTATTGTTCTTACATATATTCCACTTGGCATATTTATCCTTGTCTGCTTAATCTAACTTGTTTTACTATCTGCCTACTTAATTTTATCACAGTCTTTTTTTCTTCTGGTGTACTGAATAAAGCTTCTTTAAATACAATTTTTTTACCTATTAAATCTTCAGCATCCTTTCTTAATTCTATTACGATATCTTTTCCCAAACCCCTTTTTACATAAGCAAGAGTAATATGGGGCAAGTACTTAGGATGAGTTTCGCCCGAATCCTTAAAGGTATCAGTTATAGTTTCATGAAGTTCTTGTATTTGATCAGAATCTACTCTAAGAATAACTACATCAAAATCCTGCTTTGTTTCCTTAGCCCCAAAATAATCGAGCTTCTTTATTTCTAAAGTAATTTTTCCTTCACTATCAAGTAAAGGCCTTATGAGGGCAGGATCTTCGGTATCAAGTCCATACTTCAGCGTAACATGTAAATCATCTTCTCTACCATCTTCTGACAGATCTTCCTTCTTTATCTTCTTTGCAATAGCCTTTATCTTAGCATAAATACTTTCTTGCTTATCTATCTCTAGCATAATGCAAGTAAAGTCTGCTGCTTTCTTTTTAAATACTTTTTTATAGCCAGCTAATTCATCCAAAGTTTCTCTACCTCCTTCTACCCAATCTGCGCCATAATCTATTCTCTGATGAGCAAAATTTATGAATGTATTAAATCTTTGAAATAAATCTGCATCTGAAAGTCCCGGTTGCAATAGAGCTTCGTAATAAGATAAGCCACCGCCACTATCTTCAAAAGAGAATAACTCATCTAGGTTGTCCATTCCGGCCTCAATATCATCATTATCATACGATCCTTCACTCCAGATGCTAGAAAGATGCCCCTTCTCATCTTCATCCATTACGTTATATCTTTTCCAAAATTCTTTAACTTTACTTACAAAACTTTTTAAATTAACAATTACGTCCATTCTAAGTTCCTCAAGTAACGGTCTATCTATAAACCCTGTTTTAGCAAGCCCTTTAAATAATCTTTCTAATTTATTCTTAGAAATAAATGCGCTCGGAGTTGAAAGATTTAAACTCTTTGTCCACTTTAGAAACTTGCGTGCTACTACATCAAACTCATCTTCATCATCTTGAGCTTGTCTACTTAAACTTATTCCTAGTACTTCATCTTCGGATACCCAAGAACAAAAAGCACCAGGATAAGGAGTAAGTACGCGATTGATATTAAGCCTTCCTGATTCTTCCTCATAATGATCTACACCCCAAAGCTTACCATCATCTACCCACTTTCTCGGAACCTCGTCCTGCGTACCAGAAATAATTACCTCAGCACCTTGTTTTAAAGTGATGAGGTCTCCTATCTTGTATTTAGGTTGTGTTGATAACTTAATCATTTTAAATTAAATCTTTATCAAAATCTTCTAAATCCTTTTCGGCCTTATCCTTATAATTAGGATTTTTCTTTAACATCTTTCTGAACCGTTCTTCTTGTTTTGTTTCCTTCTTAACTACTTCTTTCTCATCCTCTTCCTGTTCTTTCTCTCCATCAGGTATATAAGGACCAGTTTCCTTTTCTTTCTTTGAAACATATTTCTCGAATAGCATTCTAGCATTTGTTTTAGCATTAACAATATTTCTATCACAATTTGGACATGCACACGATGTGGTACCGCTTGGAAGGGCTTTAGGTTGTAGAGGTGAACCACACTTCGGACAAATTTTTCCTGTGCAATCTATCACAGCAGGATTTTCTCCTGGAGCTGCTTGTGCCTTTCTTCTCTTATTCATATCTTTTCTCCTCATCTTAAAAAACACTGCGATATCCGGTAGGTATGATTCTTTTAACACTCTTTACAAAAGGAGCTCTCTCAGATTTCTTAATGCCCATTCTTGGTGCAGATGGCGTCTGCAGAACAAGCGTTTTTAACGCAATAACCATGTCATTACGCAATTCTCCTAGATAAACATTACGTAGGCTATATACTTTGTTATTTATCACTTCTCCTATTTGTTCCCCGCTATTCAAGAAAAGCTTATTATCGTCGTCTACATGAGCAACGTCCTCACCATTTTTATTCCTAATTATAATCATTTTAAGATTCCCAATTAGGAATCAAGTCTTTATATGTGTCTCTCATTCTACCGTATTCTTCTTTACCTATTACTATCAAAATCTCATTAGGATACTGCTTACGAAATATTTTAATGGTTTTCTTCGCAACATCATCCATATAACCTTTTACTTCATACCAAATATTAGTTCCTGGGATATGAAAGTCCGGACAATACGAACTTTTAACGTTGTCGCCAGTAAAATAAAATCTTTTAGATTCAAACTTCCAAGGAATACCTTCCCAATTAAAAACTCTAGCTTGATTTGCTTCCCAAGTAGAACGAAAGAACTGATTAAGATCTAAGCGCGTTCCTACTTTTCCGCGACCTGCTTCTTTTGCAGCTGGCTTCCCATAATGACCGTTATTTTTACCGGAAGTAGCTCTAGACATATTTTCATGCTTCTCTTTAGTAAGCCTACTATGCCCTGTGAGACAACTTTTTTCAGAAGTTATAGAACACTCAAAAGGCGCTAAACAGCCACAAGCACAATACCTAGTCTCCATAATATAATTTTTAGGATTATAATTAGGATGATTCTCGCCAGACATTGTCTTGGATTGTTTTAATTTAGATTCTTCAGTACGGGTTGTTCCAATTAAAGCTTTTGCTATCTTATCACGTACTTCTCTACTGACAAGATGCCCCATCAGTGCTTTAGATTGTTTTTCTAAAATTTCCGGTGTTCTTATATACGACATATTAATTCCTTTACACTATAATAGAAGCTGGAAGAAATAGTGTATAACAAACTTTACTAAATCTTCCAGCTTCTAAACTACAATTTCCTATTTACTACTTCGCACCAGCAACCATTTTTTCTTGAAATTTTGTATATTCATCCAAAATACATTTCTCAAGCACATCGGACACGTCCCTCTTTATAGGATGGCAAAGATCCTTGTATGTAGCTTCCTGAATAATTGGAGACAACTTCGTTCCACATACCTTACAAAACTCATCGCGGAATGAAACCTTAGCTGAGCACGCAGTACAAGGACGTGTATTTTCTCGGTTCGGAAATACAATAAAATACTTACTCTCACCAGGCTTAACTTCTTTTTTCTCTATGATTCTAATATTTTTTACCATAAAAGAATCATTAAGAACAATGCTTACATAAGCCCGCAATCTTGTTCTTCCCTCACGCTTGAAAGCTGGCGTGATATAAACCTTCGTTACTTCTAAGCTGCCTTTTCCCGCTTTTTCTACCATCATATTTCTCCTTTTCTTTGCTTCGCAGCAAAAGTTGAACAACAAAATACTAACTAAGATCTTTCTTAACCTTTTCTGTATCTATGTATGACTTATCCCAAGCTTCATAAGTTCTTTCTGCTCTACCTGAACTCTTTTTACCTTCTAGATACTTCTTACTACTAGACTGCCTACGCCACTTTAGCATACCTGCTCCACTATCATCAGGTCTTGGGATCTCTTCTCGCATAACTGCGGTAAGCAACTCTGTTCCTGTTGGCCGACCTACTGCAGATTCCGGAACATTATTTTGCTGCACCGAAACATCCTTCACGCTTTTAAGTCCACTCCAAAAATTCTGAACAGCATCAACAAGACTTTGTACAGAATCTTTTAACATATCAAGAACCCGATTGGCTGTACTATCTTTCTCTTGAGCGGTCTTTTCTTTCTTTTCTACTGCTCTTTCTTTATCAGCAATCTTAACTTCAGGAATCAACTTCGGATCAGTCTTAGGCGGTATCATTACCTTCATAGCCATTGTAGCAGCAGCCTTAACTTCGATTATCTTTTCATTGATCCAAGGTATTTCCTCTAACTTCTTGATTAACTCTGTTGCAGTTAATTCCAATTTAGGTGCAACAGCTTTTTCTTCTGTAGTATAAATACCTACATTCATAAAAGTTCCAAGATCATCTACAATATCATAGATAACATCAAACTTTTGAGATAGGTTATAAATCTCAAGCATCTTGTCACCAAATTCCTTCTCATAAGTAGTTGCGTCTCTCTTTAATTGCTCCATTTGAGTGCTTACTGGTTCCCATTTCTTTTGAAGAGCATCAAGCGCAGTGATAGCTTCTTTAAGTTTTGCTCTAACCACTGGATCCATCTGCTCTTCAGGAACCCTAGTTAAAGGGCGTTTTGCGCCTTCAGGACCAGGAAGTTCTTTTGTGCGATTTAATGTTTCTTGCGGATACTTCTTTATATCAGTATACTTAAGATCCTTGCGTGTTGTATCACCTGGAGCTGTTGGAGCTACTTGACCCCTCTTAAAAAATTTCTTAATTCCCGCGAACACACCGAGATGTTGAATCGCCTTTCCATCCATATTCACTATTTCATCGCAATCAGCTTTCCGTAAAAGTTTACTTGCACTGGATTTCTTTAAAGGAAGCTGTTCAAGATCCTGCGTATAAATAACATCTAACGGCTTCCCAAGTACACCTCCTTTTACATTAAAGCCCATGTAATAAGAATACATACGCCGCGACTTTCTAAACGTTCCTTTCAAAACAATAACTCCTTCAACAACACTACCATTACTAACAGTCTGATCTTTCAAATCATCTTCATCTATCTTCTTTAAATCAATACCAAACAAATCTTTAGATGTCTTCTTAAACTTCCTTGTTGCCTCTCTTACAAGCTGATCATAGTTCTTATAAATATCTGTACTTACCAACTTGCGACCAGTAAAATTATGTAGTATCTCTCCCATATTAAAGCCTCCCTTGATTAAAGTTCAACATCCCAACGAGGACTATATGTATTTCCCGTACTTTCTGCGCTCACAATACCATCAATTTTAAAGTATTTAATACTACCGGCGTTAGAATCATACAGGCATAAACAATTACCTCTTTGGCTATATGGCTCTAAATCCGAATAACTTTTGGTTTCGCCATTAACCTTCGAATATACAATATTTACCATCTCCTGCTTGCGAGCTGCTTCTACAATAACCTCAATTGGTCCCATATTCCTCCTTTATATTTCCTGGTCAAGCGTTAGTCCATCTCCAAAGTGACCTACTCCACCGACATAAGAATTAGGAATTCCTTTAGATATCTCTTCTACCTTTTGTAAAGCAACTTTCCTATCATATTCTTTGTTTTCAGTTCTGAGTACAAACAGATCAACATAAATACTTGCTCTGAACCTTCTTTCTTGCTGGGATTCTTTCTTTCGACTTAACTTTATCATCTTTATCTCCTAAATTAAAAGTCCGCCAGAACTCCAAACAGATCCGGTGGGACAAGCCTTCTGGCAGATGTAAACTGTCTCCTCCTTAGGAACATGCTCCTTGGCTCATTCGGATAGGAGACTAGGTATTATTCTCCTCTATAAAATAATTAAAAATTATGCCTAAATTATTTACCCCCCAAGTATTCTTTTTACTGTTTCTGAAAGCTGTGGAGTTAATGCTGCAGCTCCACCTCCACCAAGACCAGTACTCAACGCTCCTTTACCTCTTCTTGTTGTTGCAGCAGTAACTCTCGTACCAGTTAACTCTTCCATCTTCTTACCGCCTGAAGCAAAATAAGTTGCGAGGCAGGCCGCATCTAATAAATCTTTACCTGAATTCCTTGGATGGTCTATACGAGCTCCTAAATCTTCTACTCTCTGCGCCTCATACAATAACGGCTCATGTCTATACCATATTATTCTCTTGTCACTTATAAGTTCCGAAAAGTTATCATATACTTCTCTATGTGTATCAGCCGAATATACAAGAAAATCATACCCCGCCGCTAACATTATCTGCTTAAAATCCAAACTCTCAAAAGAATCGCTAACTATTAATTTAATATCAAACCCAAAAGTCTTCTTTAACATAAAAATAAGTTCCCTTACGTCGGCAAATGAAATCTCAGTTCCGGGCAACGCTACAAACCTCACTATTAAATCCAGCACTACTATAGGAAGTTCTGCTAAAAAAGCCTTGCCATCTTTATCAAATCTACTTTCTCTCTTATACGAATCCAAATGAGACATACCAAATCCAAGTTTATCTCTAACTCCTTTTGCAAGGTCAAGTGATATAATATATTTTGCTCCAGATACAACTTTATTCTGAAATTGTATTTCTTTAAGTATTTGTAGCAAATCAGTCGGTAAAAAAGATAGCGGTTTTAAATATCCTCCGCTCTCCCAACCTTTCTCAGGAACAGGGTTTATAAAGGTTTCATCAATGCTACTTAGAACTTTAGAAAAATCTGTAAAGAATGGGTGCACGGCAAGAGAAGGGCGACCCGCTACATCTCTTAAAAAGAGAACTGGATTTCTTTCTAACTCATCTCTATATACTTCCGGTACCTTTATTACCTCTATTAAATTTCCTGCCACGTCAGTAACCTTATAATCAAACGAAGCACAGTCAGCAAACAAATGCCTCTTAGCTTCCCAGAAAGTAAGTCTTCTAGCAAAACCATATTCAGTATTCTTGCTATCTTTAAACAACTCTTCACTATAATCATCAGCTGTTTGTGCGGAAGTAATTCCTAAGAATAGCCAACGAGCTCGCCCATCTAACTGAGAAAACCTACTTCTCATTCTCCCTGTAAGCAACTGATAAAGTTCTTTCGCATAATCAGTTTCTCTAGTCTTATCAAAGAAACTCATTTCATCAAAAACCGTAATTAATAAATGTAAACCTAAGGCGGGTTTGGCTGAGCTTGAACCTGGCGTGATTGTAACGTTTTTCGGAAAGCGTAATTCAGAGGTTACATTTGAATCCGGAGCATAGCCCTTCTTAATAAACCAGGCGCAATTTCCCACATCCGACGATATATAATCAAACACAACTCTGCGAGCCTGATCTGCTGAAGGAGCAAAGTTTACAATCTGAATAGTTGAAGTAGCTTCTATGGATTCAAGTTTAAGAGTTTCTCTAAAATAAAGTTGAGGTGATCTTAGACAAAGTAACCGATAAACTAAATAAGTAATAGCAATAGATACAAACTTAGACTTACCTGCGCCTAAGCCTGCTATAACAACACCTGAATTATATTTAAGCCAACCATCAGGCTCAAATTGAAAAAAATCTATTAAGATATCTCTGATGCCTGGCCAAATAGTTTTCTTCTGATCTAAAAAATCAGGTGAATCAATAAACTCAGCAATGTTAACTGGAAACTCTTCGTATAAATTGTCTCCCGTATCACATTTCGCTACTTCGCGATCAAAAATATCTAATATACTTATAGATGTCTTCTTATCCATATTAATTGCGAGAAAGCTTTGCTACGGTGCTTGGAAGAGCTAGATATCTATCTTTAAGTTTTAAAGTAATTCTCTTTCGTAATCCTATGTCTTTTATTTCCTCTTCAAGAACGGATAGCATACCTTGCAAAAGCAAGGACACTTCTTCCACCGTAATTAAGCCTTTCTCTTTCCTCTTTAATTGTAAATCTTCTGCCTTTATCTTTGTTTCAAGTACGCGCCTCACCATTTCTATTTTATCTATTGGAGCATATTGCAAATCAATCTTCGAAAGTTCCTCTACAAGAATTGTAGCATACTTAAGTGATTCATCATGATCTTTTTCTTGAATATGTTTATACTCTGCAACCTTATCAAATAACGTCTTTACCAACTCTGGTTTATACGCGGACTGATTTCCTGTCGTCATTTTTCGGCCATATCCACCATGCCATTTGCAATTGTCCTGCCCTGGATGAGGTGTTCCCTTACCTGCTTGATTCTTACAAACAGTTATTGTGCCATCCCTATTAGCAGAAACATAACCACAGATAGTGTAAAGCTTTTTTGCTTGTGCATCACTCTTAAGCTTAGTAATCTCTTCTTCACTTAACGTAGTCGGTCTAGGTCTCATTTAGCATCTCCGGATTTTCATATATATTACCAATAACTTCGTACTCTTTATTATTTATCAAATTCAAAAACCACAGAATATTACCTATCGGTGATTCGACATCATATTTTTCCCATTTTTCAACACGCGTTATTTTTACGCCGAACGAAGCATCATAGAAAAAAACGCTTCCGATAACCCTTGCTTTTTGAATCTGACATAATGGATTTTCTATTGCTACAATATCATCCTCATATATTTCCTTACCGTTCTTATCCTTCAAACCTGTATACTGCATAAAAATAAGTTCATTTGCTTCGCAATCATGAAGAGGCAAAGAACTATCTCTTGAGAACTGAAACTCCACATCTCTAAACTCAAAAATTAATTCCTGTAAGGTATAAGTATCATTACTTATTCTTCTTTTTTTACCTTCCTTATACACTACTCGAAATTTAATTTCTCTCATTTCTTATTCCTCTTAAATCCAAACCAAGACTTAAATAATTCTCCGGCTAATCCTTTTATCAACATCCATAATGATCTCATTTAATCCTCCCTATGCAATTAAAGCACCAGTTTCAATTCCAGTTATTAGTTCTTTAATCATATCTAAACTGTCAACCGGAAAATTCCACTGCATATCTTCTTTTAATAATTCTTTTAATTGAGGCAATATTAATAAATCTTTTATTTCTTCTGAAGTAAAGGCCTTAACAAAAAGATGATTATCTCTGATAAACTTTTCTACATCGTACTTATTTATGTCTTGCCCATAAATATGCAAAGAAGAACTATAGTCAGTATAACTGCCTACTAATACTTCTCTATTCATTTCAATACCTAGCTCCATTGCTAAAATTTGTTGCAGGAATGTCATACCAATAACATTATCTCCCCACCCTTTAAATAAATCTCTTGACCTCCATTTAGTGTCCATGTGAAGATATAAAATATTATTTTCTTCGGTGCACCTTAAGTGTATTTCTCTAAGACAAGGTATATCCTCCTTTAAATAATTATCAATAAAAGGTATGGCAGTAGAAGCAACAGCTCTTCTTGTAATAGGATCTTTAGATAATTTTTCTATACATAAATCCAGTTGATTAGTCACATATCCTTCATTCATAGAAGGATATCTTCTTAACCTTTGACTATAAGTATACGGCCACTTAGTATCAATTATATTCCCTTTATTAATATCTTGTAACATTTGTTTAGTGTCAATAACTAAGTGATCTTTAACTCCCATTATTTCTGCAATATATTTACCTATTTCACAGAAGCTTAACATTGGATATCTTGGTTGCTTAAAAGGATTTTCTACTTCAATCAATACTTTTGCATCTCTACTTAGCGGGTCAAGATAATTACCTTCATTATCTCTTCTATCATATTGAGTTCTTATCTGCATTCCTTCTTCATAAACTTTTCTTATAGCTAAAAACTGTGCTTCTGGAATTGTTTTGGCTTTAATTAAAAATGTTGGTATAATCATTTGTTCTCCTTATATTTTTCTATCTTCTCTAGTGCTTTCATACAAACCTCTTCAGGTGTTTCTCCCCATTCTAATCCATAACTTTCATAAGGTTCTGTCCACTGTCCTTTTGGATAGTAGGTACAAGACCATCTACCTGTTTGCGCCTCTTTTGGCGGAATTGGGCGAAGTTCTAAAGATACAAAACCTTTGCCCATCTTTTTAATTATCTCTCCAAGCTCCATTTATCCTTCTGACTTCTCATCCCAAATTTTCTGTGCCTCATTAACGGTTATAGCTCTGCCTACTATAGGCTCAATAAATGTTTTAATAAATTCATAACATACATAAGGATCAGTAAATCCTACTTGATTTGTATTAGAACCTGGATCACGAATAATAAAATGACCTTTTGAAAATTCTGGATTCTCAAACCAGGCTTTTAATCTCCTGGATAAAATTGGTCTAAGAGCCAAATCTATATCATCTATCCGCAATATAAACTCTGACCAAATCATTTAAGCTTCCTTTCTAGGCACTTTGTGTTTTCAGGTGCATTACATTAATCTGAGCTTCAGACAACCTACGAATTGCTTCTGCATAAGTAGCTAATTTAACAGGATCCGAACCTACTCCTTCAACACCAGATTTAATCGTACTCAACGCGGACTCAATTGTTACTTCTAAATTGCTAATATTACTACCATCATGTACAATAGCCATTTTATCCTCCTTTAATTATGTTTCTTTTCGGTCGATCATTTCGCGCTGCGATTTAGCCTTCTTAGCTAAATCAGATTTAGTCACAGGAGCCTGCTTACCTTGTATACCTAAAATATCTTTTAACATATCTTCTTTCTTCTCTCCGCGTTTCTCTGCTCTTCTTTCAAGTTGTTCAGCAGCTGTTTCATGCATAGTTTGAGTGATAGGACTTTCATCAACAAGAGCTGCTTCGGCTTTTCTCTCTTGCGCATCTTTTTTAAGCTCCTTTGCACAAGACCAACCCTTAAAAATAAAAGTAGTAGGAAAGTATCTCCTATCACAAGGTCCCTTGCATACTGAACAAGAATGATGATAACTACTAAGATCAGCTACCTTAAGAAAAACCTCATCCTCCTGAACACATCTTTTACAAATAAATACATATGTAGGCATATCTTATCTCCTTCTATTTATATAAAGTTTGAAAACAAGTCTTATTATTAACTTTGCCCAAATACTTCAACCAGGCCTGCTTAATGTAATAACATTGCCCGACTGTCAATTCCTGTTCTCCTTATTTAAAAACTTAGGGCACTCAAATACTGGTGCAGTTATATCACTCTCAACACAAATTACAAATAACTTATTAGCTATAGGACAATTCTTTTCCCTGTCTTCAGTATTAAGAAGTTTACACCTAAAACAAAGACAATGTATACGATGTTGATTCATCTGGTCTTCATCAGTAAATACTTCTTTCCCGTGATGAATCCATTTAATTATCTCTCCCATATCCGCTCCTTATTTGCAATAGTCCATACCATACTTATCAATCTGCTCTGCAAAATCTTTGATATTGTGGTCAATTAATCTACAAGAATCTTTCTTACTAATGTGCCTTAATTCATGTTCGACTACTTTCGCCTTACCTTCTGGAGAAAGCGGTGAAAACCTTGTATCATTTGATTCCAAGAAAAACTCATGTCCACCTGCTAACAGAACATAAGGACCATGAATCTTATGTATCTGAGCAACAAACTTTCCTTTCTTTACTCCTTTACAATTAACAAAAAGTATTTTACTTATATCAACATATTTAAATTCTTCACCTAAATCTTTAACAACTTTTTCCGTCAAAATTTGTAGATCCTCACTAAACTCATATGTCTTTGCCATATTATTCCTCCTTATGCACCAAATTAAAATTATCTGATAACTTTTCCATCTTCTCTTCTACCTGTTTAAGAGAAACGGGATAATAATTCCATACATCTACACCTACATCAAACGATTTGCCCGGCACTTCCAAATGTCCGTGACTATGCCCAAAAAGCATCCAGGTATTGTAATGAGACTTAGGCCAAACCCTCATGCTATAATGATTAAGAGTAATCTCACGAAAAAACTGCTCTCCTTGAACAATAATAGTCTTCTGATGGCCTAATGACAGAAGATATCCTTCTCGTACTAACTGTTCAACCGCCTTATCATGACTCCCAATAATAAATTCTTTAATACCATTTAAACGCTTAACTATAGCTTTAGTCTTCTCCTTATCACACCAGGCAAAATCACCTAAGATATAGATTGAATCATACTTCTGTACAACAGCATTCCAATTTGCTATCATTTTTTCATTCATATGGTCTACTGAATGAAAAGGTCTATTACAATACTTAATTATGTTACCGTGGCCAAAATGCTGATCACTTGTGAAGAATATATTATTGGCCATTTTTCACGAACTCCGGAAATTCCACAAGTAACCTATCCTTAGTAACACCTTTTAAAAGATCATCTAATAAAAATACTGCATACCCTTTCCAGATAAAATGAATAGGATCACCTTTCTTAGGAAATAGATTTGCAAGCTTATCAAAAGCATTACATCTTACAACCACATAAGCCTTCCAATTATTCTTAGAAAAAATCAACATTGGTCTCTTTCCAGAAATCTTACAGTCTTCTTCTTCAAGTTTTTTTAGCCAACAGGCAATAGAACATCCTTCAGAATTAATTAATATATGATGCAGCTGAATATCCTCGCATTTTTTACACTCTATAGTGAAGGGAAACTCATCAGGAGTAACTAAATCTCCTGCTGGGCAGTTACCGACGAACTTAGAAAGCTTACCCCATGCTCCACTGCCTGGAGAACGGACGAAGGATTTTTCTATGCCCCACCAAGTCGAAAACAACTTTGCTATCTGATTCTCAAATCCATAACCTTTAGCCCTACCACCACCTAATTTCATATTTTCTTTTCTCCAAATTGTTTATTGTACTTCTCTATAAGAGTCTGATTTTTATGCATTTCTACCTGGAATTCAGCCAAACCAAGTGCAGATTCTATATCACCCAGCGTTACTTTTTCTTCTCTAAGTACAGAAATAAACATGTTCACTATTGTATGATAAAAAGGATCATTTTGAAATTTACAAACAGCATTATTAAATTCTTCAGAACCCCTTATTAACATCATTTCTCTCTCCTATCGTCAGGAAGCGGACACCAGTCCGGAATTATCGTCTCATCTTTTATATCCTGCCAGCCCTCAGATTCAGAACAAAAGAATTTAGTGTCCATACCCGGCATATTAAGATAAGGACAATTTTCACACTTATCAACGACGATTGACTTAATATATTTATTAGCCACTATTTCTCCTCTACTTTTAATTTGCACACAGTATCAGATTTTAATACCTCATCTATTTCTCTAATTACTTCATAAAACTGTTTTTCTTCTACTTTACAATCTCCTTTAAGTCTATCTTTTACTTCCTGCTTCTTTCCCGCGTTATAATTCTCTACCTTCGAAAAATATCCTGTAACTCGAGAAACATGTTCTAAGTTTTTACTCTTACAATACGGGCACTCATCAAGTAATCCTACAGATCTCTGATCGCAATCTTTACAAAAAGTAAAATTTGGAGAAACACAAATTTGATCACATGCCGTATTATTATACACTTTCTGAAGAAAACTAAATAGACTTCCTGGCTCTGGTAGAGAATCATTAACCCAAGCATGTACCATACTCCCACTTCTTACTAAAGGATGAAAGGCACTTTGCTTCTTAACTCTCTCTACTATGCCAACAGGTGAATCAACAGGTAAATGCACCGAATTCGAATAGTAAACGCCTCCGCCTTCTACTGAACCCCTTACAACGGACTTAGCCTGCTCGGGAAATCGCTGTAAATCTACCTTAGCGGCTCTATATGCGAGCGATTCAGCTGGAGTCTCCTCAAGTCGAACAGGGCATTCAAACTCTTTTTCATACTTTTCACATTTATGATACATTCTTACTATTGTTTCTAAACCCTTCTTGTAAGACTTCTCATCATCCAATCCCTTATCAAAAAGAAACTGCATTGCCTCATTCAAACCAAGAATACCAATAATCCGCGTACTCTTATCTAAATCAACCCAAGGAAGTTTGTCCGACCAAGCCTTTCCAACCGTATATAAAGGAGCACCTGGTTTCATACACTTCTTCATTAGCCGCGCCTTTTGTTCGTGCGCCTTCATAGCAAAATCCATTGACTTATAAACCTCATCAATAAAATCAGTAAAATTACCTTTGCCTGCACGGTAAGCTGCTTGAGGAAGATTTATGGTTACGTTCTGCAAAGCACAAAATCTAATTGACTCTGGATGCTTAATCAGCTCCTCATCATTTATTTCTACCTTCAGGCGGCAATTGTGACTAATAAAACTTTGAGAGTGCACAAACCAATTAAACTTAGGAAGTTCTATATCATAAACCTTAAACTCACCGCTTAAAACTTCTACTTTTTCAATAGGAATATATCGAATAGGATCATTCATACATCGATCTACTTGAGCGCGTTCTACATACCCTTGGTCGCAAAGAGAATTTAATTTATCAATACCAATTAATTTTTCTTTTTTATCAATACGAAGTAAGTGAGATGCACCACGCTTAAACTTTATAAGCTGATGAGGTATTCTATCATACAAAATAGAATGCTTAGACACTGAAGTTTGATACAAAATTACTTGGTGAAAAAATTCCCTTCCAACATGCTTACCTTTTTTACTTGTGTAACTATGCTCTCTATACGTAGTAGGAATACCTATCATATCGTGCAAAATAGAAAGTTCTACGCTAAGATTAGCATCATTAATACCTATTCCTTTTCCTTTTTTCAAAGTATAATTAGAGTATTTCCACCCATCACCAGCATAAAATCCCTCTATGTATGCCTTCATAACTGAAAGCGGAGAATTCCAAATAACTTGAGGAATCTTTTCATATTTCTCACAAATTTCTTTAAATTGAATCCGCGAACAAATACTCCGAACGCGAATATCCCAAATATGATATTTATCAACATATTGTTTTCGAATAAAACTCAAGCCAAAAAAGTCACACACCCTATTCACTAAATCGAGTTCATCTTTATGAAGAGCAAAACACAGTTCACCTGCTTTAGATTTACATCCCTCTGCTTGAAACAACCCAAGCATAAAAGCATATTCCTCATCTATAAGAACGCCTTTATGTTCTTTATAATTAATAGAAAAGAGAGAATCTTCCCATTTAACTTTGCGCAAAACAAAATCACCTTCTTTTAATGCCTCGGCCTTCCGCTCCTTTACTTCTCCATCTTCTAATATTAATATTGGATGGTCTTTAGTAACACGCATTTGTTTACCATCTCGAGCAGTAATCTCAACTATAGCACTCTCTTCTCTCGTTATAACGTGTTTAGGAAATACCCACTCAGATTTATGAGAAACGGGATCAACAGCAATTATCTCCGATTGTGTCGACATATCTTCAGCCTTGCCTAAAAATACTTTGCCTTCCTTTCTAAGAAGTAAAGGCTCCTTAGCCTCTAAACAGCATTGGCTGAGCACCGTTGAATCTCTATCATATATAAAATAAGGAGTTCCATTAACAGAAGCAGTTTCACAGGCCTTCATCAAAAGAGCCTTCTGTGTCTCATCTTCAAAACATTCTTTAGTGATATGCAAATCTATCTTTGGAAAGTAAAAGAAATTACCTTGCTTGTCTCCTTCTTTATACAGCTGCAAAATAACATCAAGAAACATTTGAGCTTCCTGTTCGAAATCACCATAAGTCATAACCCTAAATTCTATATTATCATCCTTAACCGATTCAGGAAAACCGTAACAAACATCTCCCATCACAGTACTTTCAGCCTCCTCATTCAATCTCTTTATCTCGATATCTATTTTCTCTAAATCAATTTCGGGTTTATCATTATAAAAGATCCAAGAATTATTACAAGTATCTTTGATATGCATCTTTATCATGTATTTACCTTTTGGGCCAATAGCCGGAACATCTTTTAACACCTTCGGAATACCAAAATGCAAATTTAAATCAATAAATAAAACCTGTGCTCCTCTACTAAAACAATTCTGTGAGAGACTGAATACAAAATGCTGCGCTAAATTATAAACTTGTTCGCGACTCATATTCATTAAATACGGAGCAAAAAATATATTTAAAAATCCTAAACCTAAAGCGCCCGCAAAATAAGCCTGTATGATGGAAAGAAATGTATTAATATGTCCTACTAGCGTATTAGCAGTGCTGGCAGGAAAGGATTTAGTGCTCAAACTATCAAGATCCTGCAAACCATACTTCTTTAAATACTCAGGAATATTTCCACCAAAGCAATAAAGCCTTTCTACCATTCCAAGATCGTGTATATAAATCCTGCCATCTAAATGAGCCTGAGTAACATCTTGAGAAAATACTCTACGTAAAGCATACTTCTTGGTGATATTCTCACTCATAAAAAAAGCTACTGACTCTGGATTGTTGTTATTAATATTAGAATTAGCATTACTCTTAGCAAAGGTAAATGATTCAATATCCGAAATAGGTATCTCAAGACACTGATATCGTTTAAGACGCTTATTTTCACCTCTTTCCAAAAGTTCATTGTTTACTAGCTCCCTTACTAAAGAAGTAGAAATTCTCGATATCTTCAACTGCGATATTCTGTCTTCTACAACAGTCGCTATATCATCTGCCTTCTCTTTTTCTAAACCTGCTTCTAACATTAAAGATTCAGCAACTCTATCTTTACTCCAAGGTCCAACTTCCTCGGCCGATAAACTTTCAACTAAAAGATCTATCTCTGTAGAACCAGCACTTTTACTGCTTTCCTTTACTACTTTCAACTCTTTAGTCATGCAAGTATTCTCCTCTACTTAAATGCAAATAAAAAACTTATTAGTAAATTCTTCTTCGGTGAATGACTTATTCAAATCTTTAACTATCTTCTTTAACGACATGCAAACCCAAAACTGACTTCTTTTAACCATTACGGCAATCTCTTCCTGTGTGTAACCCTCATCATGATATTTTATAAAAATAAACGTTAATAACGTACCATACTCCTCCTTTAAATATTTATGAAGCTCAGAAAAAGTATCTTTAACACCAGCTGTCGACGCCGAAAGCTCTATTCCCTCTTCAAGATGCACCGTACAATTTCTTTTATCGCGTGGAAAGAATTTCCCATATAAATTATCCAAATATTGAAAAATAGCATAAGAAATATAATGTCTAAAACAAGCCTTCTTTTTTGGATCCCATATAAGTAGGCGCTCATAAAAAACACCTTGCACATCTTTTAAAACGTCTTGGAAATCAATTCCTCTATTCTTCTTCGTACAGAAAAAATGATTTGTAACCGCATATAAAAGAAACCTAAATTCTTCTAATAACGTATCAAAAGCTTGTATACGAATACTTTCCGGGCAAGAGAAATCACGTATCTGATAAATCAAAGCGTGAACTTGATTATTTTCCATTTTAACCTTATTTATTTCCCCGGAAAATCTTCCGCGTAAAGAGATTTAATAGTTTCATTATAATAAGTATTACGTTCAGTGTACCTTATCAAATTCTTTTCGTGAATAATATGATAAGGAACTTCTTGTATATCTTTACATCCTACTAATTCTTCGTGTACAGGTAAAACCCACCTACAATACCTTCTAAAAAGCCTTACTTGAAAATCAGGATAATGTTTTTCATCTAATACGCCATCAAGATAATTCTTTCGTGGAAACTTAAAAGCATCAATAACTTCTTGACCAATTAATTTAGGAAAATCAAGCCAAAAACTTTCTTCAAAAACTTCATCTGCATCCACGGAAAGAATCCATCTTCCCTTACTATTTATTATACCAAAATTTCTTTGATTTCCGAAATAACCATCAAAAATATTTGTAATAACTCTGCAGCCATTATCTCTACAAATACGTTGTGTTTGATCAATAGAACCGCCATCAATAACTACAACTTCATCCACATGGCTCTGAACACTATCTAAACATTTCTGAATACAGCCTTCTTCGTTTACAGCAATAATTACTGCACTAACATTCATTTTTACGCTCCTTCTCCTTTCTCATATCAATCAACATATCAATTAGCCAATCGGTATCAAAAACAAGAAACATGGCAGCATAAGCCACTTTTCTACACTCAGCTTTACTTCTCGTTACTCTTTTCTTTTTCATTTTTCTCCGCAATTACTAAATACAAAACAAACCATTTTTTATGGTACCAATTTTTAATTTTAAGATCATCCACAATAAGCACTTGATCAGACCCAACCTCTAGTACAGTATAGCCAACACCATCAGTTAAATGAAGAAAATCGCAGTATGGGGCCTTCTTCTCTTTTAACCTTACTTTGCAACCCACTTTAAACTGAGTAGGTTGCTCTACCTCTTTCTCTCTATTAGGATTCCATGAACAATGTTTCCAATGCTCCTCACTTGTCTCCTGCAAGCCATATCTCCTCCGCTGCTCTGAAACAGTTGTGCGATCTGAAAATCTAGTTCTAACTTTTGGTTGTTCTGCACCATAAATTATACAAGGATCTTCTTTAAGAACTTCTACCATCTGGCTCATATAACTTTCTGCTAATTTATCTTTCTTTATTCTTTCGAGATTCCTTTTAAACAGAAAAATTTTCCTTGCCTCCCTAAAAACACCTCTTTTTATTTCAATCTTATCTTTTTGTTCTTTTAAAAACTTTCTCCATATCTCTCGATTATCAAGAATCCTTATCTCACCAAGAAAAATAATCCTTAAAATCTTCTGATTAATCTTATCTAATAGTTTCATTCTCCTCCTTATTGTATCCGCTCTCCTCTTAACTCTTCCGGTTCTTCTTCTGGATGCAATATTCTAAAATAATATTTGTAGCATTCACGAAGTTCCGAACTCCCGTCAAAACCAGTAATCAAACGAAACTCAATAAACTTCTGTTTAATATCCTTATCTATACTTCCTCTAATTAAATAATTATTAAATTCATCCCACTTAGTGATTCGAGTTTTTCTAACAACCAATTCTCTAAAAGGCATCCATATAGGATTGCTGGCACCTAAATTAGGCCCCCCACCTCCAATAAAGAAATTCCTACAACCTCTTACCCAAGTAACTCTATCTTGTTTAAGATGTTGATAAAACAAATCGGTGCTCTTATAACGATATCCTTCAGCGCACACTAACTGCTCATGAGGATTACGTTCTTCTAAATATTTTGTTGAAGAGTATTTCCAAAACATTAAAGGCTTTCTAGAATTTTCTGGTTTACTACTACAAACTACCTTTTCACCGGATAATGTGATATCATTTGCTCGGAAAGAATAGCCGTTCCACTCTAATTTTTCGGCTTCCGCCTCATCTGCTAATCTTCTCCACTCTTTACAAGTATCTTCTAAAAATAATTCATCTGGGTCGCTTACTATTACCCAATTACCTTCAGGAACATGTTGCAAATACTTATTTCTTTGCATTGGAAAATTATCGCGCCAAGGACATAAATAAAACTCTAACTTTGGCTCTTCCTTTTCTAAATTACGAAAATAAACAATAGAATCATCCACCGAGCCGCCATCCACAAGAATTATCTTATCTACATAGGGAAGAACTCTATCTATACAACTTTTAACTTCCCACCTACGATTCTGAATCATAGAACAATAGTAAATCTGGCTCATCTAATTCTCCTTTACACTAGCAGCTGTTCCTTCTAATTCTTTTAATGTTCTTAATACTTGAGAAAAGAAATATAATTCTGCTTCCTTTACATAAATATCTTTTAAACCTATCTTATTGTTCACTTCATTTACAATAAGAATGGCATCATCAATAAGTTCAACAGCAGCCGAAAACTTCCCCTCGCAACACTTAAAAGATCTTTATATTCCGTGTTCATTGCAGTCCTTTCTTCTAATCCTTAAAAGTTTTAAATAAATGTCTATAAATTAAATTCTCTGCAAAATCAGTATCCTTCTTTGATTCCACTGCGCACCATTCATCGGATTTAATACTATACGTAAAAAACTTATCGATATTCTCAGCAATAACATCTTTAGCAAGATCACCCTTTTTAGGAAGTGCATCCAATATTCTACTATGTAGCATATAAGTTCCACAACTTATACTATACTCTTCCAACAAAGGTTTTTCTCTAAAACTTTTTATTTTACCAACCTCAGTCTGTAATAAACCTAAATGCACTACAAACGGTTTAATAACAATAGTTCCGTATTCAAAATAATTACTATCAGAAAAAGAAACAAAATCTTCTAAATTATAAAAAGAAAGAGTATCACCATTCAGCACTAAAAAATTTCCTTCAACAACATAATTTTCTAAATAATATCTAATAGCTCCTGCATCCCCAAGAGGTTCAACTTCTCCAAAAGTTTTAATAGAAGAAAAAGAAGAGCCAGAAAAAAGAGACTCTCTAAAACTATTCTTAAAATAATCCTCCAACACTTTATTTCCGCCGATAGCAACGCAAATATTAAGAGGATCATCCAAAAATTTCTTTCTGCTGTTTAACCATCTATACTGCCACTCAAAAATAGTTCTTCCTTTTATAAAGGTCAAACATTTAGGACTACCATCCATTCTAAGATTTCTGCCGCCGTTCAAGATTAAAACGTTCACTTTCCTCCTTTAATTATTACACAAAGAATATCAATAATTTCCCTGATTTTCTCAATTATTTTATATAAGGGACAATTATATGTTTAAAAAAAGATCACTAAAAATAAGAGCTAAAATATCTAAAACTCTCACAGGAAAATTTGCTTCTGGACAACATCCAAATTATAATCCCGAAATTCATATTCTTGAAACTAGAATATGTAGTTGTCCCGATCATGAATCCTTTGAATGTGAAGTTAGGTCCAACCAAAAATATATTAAGGGACACCACATGAAAGGGAAAAGCCACCCTCCTAATAAAAGTACCTGGAAAAAAGGAAATATTCCTTGGAACAAGAGCCTCAAACAAGAAACAGATGAAAGAGTTAAAAAGAATGCTAAATCCTGTTCTAAGATTAAGCTTGCTCTCTATAAATTAGGATTATTAGTTTCTGGATTTAAAAATAAGCATCACACTAAAGAAACCAAAACAACTCTAGCTAAAGCAATGACAGGAAGATACGTAGGAGAAAAAAGTCCTCATTGGCAAGGAGGAATATCTCTTTTACCATATTCTATAGAATGGACTCCTCCTTTTAAAGAAACTATCAGAATAAGAGATAATTATACTTGTCAAAAATGTTCTGCAACACAAAAAGATAAAACTTTTATTGTTCATCACATTGATTATAATAAGTTGAACTGTACCCCTAAAAACTTAACAACTCTTTGTAGAAGCTGTAACTCTAAAGTAAATTTTAATAGGGAATACTGGACGGAATATTTTAGTAATAAAATTGAACAGATCTTTAAGTATTAGTATATTCATTATCTTTGTCCTCTTCTTTTATAAATTTCGCTTTCATCTTTTGGGTTATCTTTTCAATTACTTCTTTATCTAAACCGTCTATTAAACGATAATCCAAATCATCTCTATGGTCTTTCCAATCTTCCCTATCAAAAAGATTACCCCAACCAAACGGAAAGAAATTTGCCTTAAACGTCACTCGATTAAACCCTTTCTTCGCAAGCTCTTCTACCATCCCATCAACAAGATACTCAAAACTTATATAAGCCTTTTCATCAAGCTTATCATAATAACCTAAATGGTTTTTATTTGCACCTAATAAATTTTTTAAAGCTGCGTTGCACGCTTCAATACAAAGCTTCTCAAAATCATCTTGCGATACTTCTTGATCACTAACTAATGAAGTACTGGAACTACCTTCTTCGGAATTATAACCAACCTCATAAAAATATAAAGGTATTAATTTTTTAGAATCTCCCATGCAGCACCTCCATTAATTTCTCTCCAGATTTTTCCCAAGTTAAATTTTCTTTTATATAAGAAGAAAAATTCTTCGCCTTCTGCCTATACTTACTTTCATCTTTTACAGATTCCCTAAGAACTTCCACTGCCTCTTCGCCATTTGGAACAAACCAAAAAGAACCTTTAAAAAGAGTATCAAGAACATTATTTTGAACTGCTTCTGCTCTCTTATTATCTTTTATTAAATAAGCTCGATCGTCATTTAAATATTCTGTATAGGCTGTATGAAAAGGAGCTACAATAACTTTTCCCATTGCGCCCGCATCTACACAAGATAAATCCCACCCTTCACCACAGGATAAAGTATAGTAGTGAGTGGCATTAGCCAACAAGGCACCCATCATATTTTCTGGAAGCATCTGATCACAAACAAAAATATTGTGCTTCGAAAGATCAAGATCTCCTATATAATAATCCAAATCTTTCTCTCTATCCATATAAGAAACTTTTAATATAAGACACACATCCTTCCTATTTTCAAAAGCTTTTATAAAAGAAACAATTAGGTTTCGTACATTCTTTCTATTAGATAGCTGCAGCACAGAAAGAAATCTATATTGAAAAGTATCTATAAGAGGTTTATCTCTATATCTTAAAGGAAGAGGCTCAATAGCGCTATTAAATATAGATAAGTCTGTTCCTTCTGGAACAGCTTCAACTTTATCTTCTGGAACACCTGAATCTATCCATACCTGTTTAAGAAACTTTGTGGGAACAATAGTTAAATCACTCGCTCTTCCAGCCATCACCCATTCAGGACATATTCTATCAGCTTCCCATGCAGCAAAATTAATCATGCTTCTGCCCGGAATATATTTAACATTTGAAGGCAGGGTTAGCCACAAGGCAGGTGCAAAAGGAGAGACTTTATTCTTTTGCGTCTCCTCTAAAATTTTTGTCATCTCAGCCGTCTTTTTTACTGGTCTTCCATCAAACGGCAGACAGACATGCTGAATAAGAATACCTGAACGATAAAGTTCTCGTAGTACTCCTCTTGAATGGACCTCATAGCCGCCTGCTCCACTTGTAGGAGCAAGATATAATAATTCTTCTACCATTCGATCCCCTTATTATTTTTCTTAGTAACATAAATATTAAATGATTTACTAAATAATTTCCTTCCATCAACATATCCACTATTTAAGATGCTCATTATAATTTTCTCACTTCGACATCAAAAAAATCTGTTCCCTTATCTAAATCTAATAATAGTTTTAAAATATTAATCGCACAGGCATCCCAACTATAATCTTTTACTTTCAACCAATTCCTTTCCTGCATAGCTGTCCAAGCACTAGGAACATTTAGCCACATATTGTAGGCTATCTCTAATTTCTTTGCTACCTCCTCAGCAGAAATAATAGCCCTCTTTATATTCCAGGAATTTCTATGAAAAGCTGCTGGTTGTAAAAAGAAACAGGAATCTTTTGCTGGTAGTTCTGTAAAAGCGGAATAATAAGATATCATTGGAATGGTTCCAGTAGCCATAGCTTCTAATACAAATAATCCAAAACCTTCTCCAATTGAAGGACATAATAAAAGATCAGAAGCAAGATAGATATTAAGTAAATCATTTTCTGAAAGACGTCTGTCTACGATCTTAAATTTAGATGATGCTTTCTTCCAAGAAAAAGAATCTGAAAAATCATAATCAGAAAGAACCTCCGCTCCAAATATATTTGCTACATAAGAATGAGTAACTAAGAAAAGAAAAGTCTCCTTATTCTTTGAAAACTCCTGAAAACCATCAAGAAGAGCGCCAATATTCTTTTTTGTCTGATTCATTCCAGAAAATGAAATAATGAACTTATCCTGTAAAAGAAGTTTATTGTGCTGAACTACTACATTTTCATTAGTCTTCCTATCTACCTCTTGCTTAACTTTAAATTTATCGACCTGATGAAAAAAGAAAGAAAGTTCTACTCCTTGAGGAATAACAAAAACGGGCCTTGATGAATATCTTTCTAAAATCACATCTTTACCCCATTGAGACGGTACAAGAATAATATCACAAGCATCAAAAATAGGAAACCAAGATTTAGAGATAGGATCACCATCTATTGTAAAATAACCTACAATTTTTAAATTAGGAAATTGCCTCTTTATTTGAACAAGCTGTGGAAACCGCCAACAATCATGAGAAAGAAATAAAATATCTGGTTTCCATTCTAAAATTATATCCCACCACTTTTCGCTATTCGGATAAATAAACAAAGGAAAATTTTTCACCTCTCGTTCATCACAACCCCAGCCCGCTACCCGCACATCAAAAACCTCATTAAATCTTAAAGTCAGCGCTCTGGCTACTCTACCTTGGCCACTAAAAAAAGCTGTTGGCGGAAGTCCAACAAAAAGTAATTTCTTTTTTTCTTGTGTACTTTCCATAACTAGAAACCCTCCTTGCCGACAATAGAACATCCTTTACTACCGGTGTCTACAAAACTTATAATCTGTCTAAACTCTTCTTTAAGTTCCTCTATATGATCAATGACAACTATAGGAATATTTAATTCCTCTTGCAAACGCTTTAAGAAAGATAGAGGTACTTCTCTGTCTTTTGGATCTAAAGCTCCAAATACTTCATCCAAAAATAAAAACTCAAATTTTTTCTTGCTATAATAAAAAGCGGTTTTCCACAAACCAAGACGCAAGGCCAAAGAAATAAGTTTCTTTTGCCCACCTGACCAACCCTTAAAATCTCGTACAACATTACTAATTAAATCCTTAATATTAAAAGTCAGCTCCTGTTTTAAAACGGTCTTACCTTGTTTAACGGTTGCAATATCTAATTCAACATTAGGAAGAAGGATTGAAAGATAGTTATTAACTTCTTGTTGCATAAAAGGAATAACGCGATCTAATATACGATTTTTTACACCTTTTAATGAGAGTAGCTCCTCAAGGAAGGAAAGATGCTGTAAGATAAAATAATTATCTTTTATCTCATTTTTATTTATGGCGATCTCCGCTTCAAGAAGTTTCTTTGTCTTTAATCTCTCTTCATATCCACCAATCTGCCTACTTAAAGCACTTATTTGTACACTAATCGCTGCTCTATCACTAATAACTCTTTTCAACTGAACTTGTAAAAGCTCTACTGTATTACCATCTTTAAAAGAAGGAGTAGTAACACTAAGAGTATCTCTTTCTTTTATTAATCGATCAATAAACTCTTCATATTCTTTCTTCTGTCTTGACAAACTATTATATTCTACCTGTGCATCAAGTAACTCTTTTACCTTAATTGAAAATTTCTGTAAATCCTCTCTTATTTTAGGTTCCGCGGATGTTTGCATAAGTCTAATTCTCTCTTCATCATTTAAAATCTTTACTTGTAAATCAGCTATTAAACCTGTTCTATCCTGAGTACAAGGCACAGATGGATCAAGAGGACACTTACCTTTAAAAGAAGTTAAATTCAACAATTGCTTCTTATCTGTATTAAGAGTTTGCGAAGCTACTCTTATCTCTACATCAAGACTACTCTTATCCTTTATCAATTGTTCTACTGTTTGTTTATGTTCAGATATGGCACCAAAAGAAGAAACATCTATACCTGCTACATTCTTCTCGACCTCAAGTAACTCCTGACTTTTAACTCTGATAGTTTGTTTTAAGTCTTTCAATCTCGCCATCTGAGCAGCTTCAGAAATTATCTTATTAGTCTCCTCAATAAAATTATTTCTATCTATTTGGTCTTTTTCTAATAATGCAAGAGTCTTCTTTACCTCCAAAATATCTTCTTCCTTACCAGACAAAGCTTCAAAAGATCTTTCCTTACTTTCAAGCACTGTCTTCTTTAAAGTAAGATTAGTATTGACAATAGCCATCTTTGCTCTTACATTAACACAACAGGCATCAATACCTTCAAAACCGAGAATATCCCCTACAATCTGCTTTCGATCTTTATCTGTTCCTTCAGCAAGAGTAAGAATGTCATTTTGTCCGAACATAACACTATTTCTAAAGACATCGAAAGTAGTACAAAGAACTTCTTTCTCTATAAACTCCTGTGTTTCCTGAACCGTCTTCCTAGTTAAATTTTCTTTGGCTGAACCTTCACCTTTTTTAACATTTGCTCTCTCTACTTCAAGTAAACAAGTATTTTTATTGCGAAATCTCTTTATTGAATAAAGATAATCTCCATCCCGAAGAAAAAGCTTAGCATAACCGCTCTCACAACTATCATTCACCCATTCACTCTTCGTAAAACCGCGAATAGTTTGATCAAAAAGAACCCAAGAAATGGTATCTGGAATTGAACTCTTCCCGGAACCAATTTGGCCAGAGAAATAAGTAAAATCAAAATTCTCTAAAGGCTCATCTACTTTACCTTGAAATCCACCTAAATTCTCAAAAACTAGTCTTTGTAGTTTCATGTACTCTTTCTACACCTGTTAACCCTTGATTTTAAGCGCTTTTAACGCTGTTTTAACGCATTATTATACGTGACACATATCTTTGTATGCTTAGCACCAACAACGCGCGTAAAACTCAAGATCTTAAAGCTTCATTAAATAGGCTATGAAGTAACGTCTTATCTAAATCTTTGCTCCCCTCTATTTCCTCTCTTATTAAGTCTTCCCAAGTATTAGTAGAAGAACTTACCTCAACCACCTTCTCCACAGATTTTCTAATAAAATTAACTGGTTCTTTTAATAGACATCCTTTAGCTTCTAACAACTTCTTAATATCATCAAGAGCAATCACCTGCCTATCATTACTATAAAACATTCTAACAACAGCATTATCTGGAAGAGCTTTAACCTGTTCAATAAAAGTTTCAGAATCTAAAACTAAATCCACCATAGGCCTTACTTGAAGAGGGACAAACTTTGCAATTGTTAAATTGCGTTTATCCTTTTCAACAGTTTCTACAAAATAGAAACCAGGTTCATAATCTTTCTCACCAAAAGTTACCCTTTCTATACCTCCACTATAATGAATATTACCTATGTCCTGTCTAAGGTGAATATGACCAAGAGCAATGTAATCAAATTCCTTTCTATCCACAATTTCTCTTGCTAATACAAATTCTTTACTTTGAGCTGTTACAACATAATTAGGAGTCTGGGCACCTATCACAGAAAAGTGACCAAGCATTATCTTATAATTAGATTTATTCACATCAAGAAAAGTATCTATGGCTTGTTCAATACTTTCTGTAGAAAGACGTGGTAATAAATCTGGAATAGATAAAATAGAAACGGTGGGAAGACCTTCTAAAGTAAAAGTATAATCTCCAAGAGTGTCTAAAATAATAAGATTGTCTAATCCAAGAGATTTCAATGGAGCAAGACTATGATGAATATCTGAATCATGATTTCCAGGTATAGCAATTACTTTAATAGAAACATCTTTTACAAACTTATAAAAAACTTCTCTGGCAGCGTTGTCAGGAGTCTTTTTAGTAAACACATCTCCTGCGTGAAGAATAAAATCTACCTCATTCTTCTTAACAAAAGAGACTATCTGATTAATAGAATTACTAAAATCAGATAGTCTGTTGGTTGCAGTTAAGTGCCAATCGGCCGTATCAATGAATCTCATTATTTAAATTCCTCTTCAGCAGTTTCTCCTTCAGACTCCGCAACTTCGCGTACTTTAGGTCCAGGTATATCAACAGGTTTATTAATCAGCAACTCAAGAAGTAATTTATAATTATCCGACTCCTTCGTCCCGACCTCTGCGTAAACCGATTCCAAACCTCTTACTTCGCGCATTACCTTAAAACCTTCATTTAAAACAGGTACAACATAACTTCCCTGTTTTGGATTTTCAATAACGTGCCTCTCTATTGCCTTCTGTACGATACCAATCGAATCATCAAAACCCTTACCCCAAATATGAGTTACCTGACAGTTTCTAAAAGGCGGAGCAACCTTATTCTTAACTATCTTAATCTTTAAAATGTCGCCATAAGGAATTTCACCCTCACTCTTCTCTGTCTTTAAAGTTTCACTCTTATTGACTTGTAAACGCACGCTTGAATAATACTTTAAAGCTCTTCCACCAGGAGTAGTTTCTGGATTACCAAACATTACACCCGGTTTCTCTCGCACCTGATTAATACAAATAAGACACGACTTAGCATTTGCAACAACATAAGCTAATCTCTTTAATGCCTGACTCATTACTCTTGCTACTGTTGCTACATTAGGATCAGCAATATCTTTCTTAAGTTCTCCTTCAGTAACAAAAGATGCAATAGAATCGATTACAACAAGGTCTACACCTTCTTGAATAAGTTTTTCAGTTATGCGCAAACCTTCATCACCTGAAGAAGGTTGGCTTATAATTAATTCGTCTACATTGACACCAAGCTGACTAGCGTAATCAATGTTGATTGCTTGCTCTAAATCAATATATCCACAAATTCCTCCGCGCTTCTGAAGAGAAGCAATAGTGTATAAAGCGATTGAACTCTTGCCTCCTCCTTCGACACCAAACAACTCAATTATTCTACCCTTTGGAAAACCGCCTATTCCAATGGTTAAATCTAAAAGAGGAATTCCAGTAGAAATAGCTTCGATTGTTCTAATACTGCCTTCATCTGAAAGAGTAACAACTGATTCTTCGCCTTCCTGCTTCTTAATTTTAGCTACGATACTATTTATCTTTTTTCTCTGGTCGTCCATAAAAGTCTCCTTTACTGTAATCTATTCCATCCTTCTCAGTCCAAAAGAAAGTATCTGCAAGACCAGGTCGGCCGTGCTTTCCATCTGATATGTATTTTCCCGCACAAATAAGACTTCCAGTCCAAGCTGCGAGAGCCTGCCAAAATCTTAACTCAGGATTATCCCAACAGAATTTAGAAAACTCTTTTAACAACTTTTCACTTTGCATAATAATTAACTAAAGGTGGGGCGTGGGCGCGCGGTCGTTTCCCACCTTTAGTTATATGACTTACTGAACCAATTCGAATCCAGCTGCCTTTGCGCAAGCATTCAAATGTGAACACTTACCACATAACTCATCCACATCTTCAAAAGTTCCCCAGCACTTAGGTTTCTTTTCTTCGCCAGCGACAGGAGCTGCACCCTTCTTTACAAACTTAGGTGTAGGAGCTTCTTCTTTCTTTTCTTCCGCCTTCGGCTTCTTACTAACAACAGGTTCATCAAAATTATCTTCTGCTTTACCTGTTCTTTTTGGCGCAGATGCTTTTCCACTTAACTCATAACCTGCGTTCTCGAAAACAGCAATAAGATCTGCTTCCGGAGTCAACGTCTTCATGTCTACTAAATCAATAAGTGGCAACGCCTTCTCATCTTCAGTTAAAGGACTAACACAAAGTTCTTGTGTTGGCTTTCCTCCAACAACTTTTTTCTCAACACGTGCTTTTGCTGTGTAGTGATTTCTTCCTGCTTTGTCTCCCAGATTAATAACTACATCATATCCATCATCTGGATCGCGAAAATCACCCCACTCCTTCTTAACACCACTTAGTGCCTCAAGAGCCTGAGGACCAATTTCAAGAATCTTATACGAAGATGATCCGCCCTCTCTTACTAGCACGTTCCACATATACCGCGGAACAGCACTAATCTTTCCGGCTAATTGCTGATCCTCTTCTCTTGAAGAACTAAGAAGATTCTTTACAACCTCGCAAACAACACATCTCTTATCTTTTGTTTGCGCGCAAGTAACAACACCCGATACTGGAGAACCTTCCGGAATAATCTTAAGATTAGAAATAAAGTGAACGGCGGTTTTACCCATCGGCCCTAAAATCCGAAAGATATTATCGTCCCGCTCAACCTTAACCCAAAGACCTCCCTGACGTTTCTTCAGCCGAGATACTTCTGCATCAAACTCGTCCATCTCTTCCATCTCTTCCTTTTCCTTTGCCATACTTTTCTCCTCCTTGATTTTCTAAGGTCCTCTAATTAGGACTTTAGTCTTTTATTTTCTTCTTAATTTATTATACACCAATTATCTTAACTTTAAAAATTTGGTGTACAGGAAAAAATACTTCGGTTCCCTTATCCGTGCCCTCATCAGCAGTAATCCATAAACCTTCAGTAATAATTCTGTTAGCAATTTCTCTTGCGTGATCCTTATTTTTAGCTGTAAGTGTGTACTTTACGTGATGCTTTGTATATGCTTCTACCCTCATTTGACCCTCCTTTTTTAATAAACAGTTCTGTAAACTTACATCCCACCACCTAAAAGCTCCCTTCTCACCAGGAATAATAAATTGCTCTATCCACTTACTAAACGGCAACGGTTCCTCTTTAAAAATTTCTTCAATAGCTCTACCTAACGAATCTTTTTCCATTTGCCTCCTTTTAAAATCTTCAGTAGGAACAGGCGATAAAGGACTTTTTTTACTGGTGCTCTGCCAACTGAGCTATCCAAACCCGAAGGTTTGAAGTTGGAATTGAACCAACGACGGCCAGTTCCTTTTAGAAGTACCCATTATCTACGCCATACTGAAAAGCGATTACATTTTGCGAGCGTGCCTTCGTACACTATTGATTAGGATTTAAGTTAACGTTAACCCTAACTTAGCCTGGAATCAAACCAGCTCCTCTCGCTACATTTGCTGGTGGGAACAAACGAAAACGGTTATGCCCACTAAAGGGCATTCTATTTTCAATTAGAAGTAACCGTTCTCTATCGCCACACCAGACAACTTATTATACAAGGTAGGAACAAGCGATTAGGGTTGTTTTCTTTTCATGAAGTAACCCTTATCTTCACCATACCTTGTAATATTCTTTACTGCTCACGAACTTGGGACTCGTTTTTCAAAATAAAATCTACTACCGCATCTGACCAACCATCAACACGTGTCCACTTTCCTGTATAACTAATTCCATTCTTATTAGAGGCTACGTTAATCAAATAATTTTCTTTTCCAAAGGTATTTGCTTTTGCGGGAGCATCTTCTCCGCCTCCACCACAGTCCTGCTCATCCGTTATCACAATAACTCGGTCAGCTTCTTTCTCATACTTTAAAACATAGTCCATTACTTGTTTAAGAAAGATACCTCCACCACCTAAAGGATTACACTGACTGTAAATATAATCCGACAGAGCAAATCCTCTTCGTGCGGGTACAACAGCCGTCTGATGAACGCACGAACTATCATTTCCGGCAGTAGCATAAATTGATGAATCCTCAGACAACTCCCTTACTAATATTCCTAAGGCACTTGCTACCTGAGCTCTATTCATTATAGATCTGCCTGATATACTAGAACCATACATACTTCCAGACACATCTACAATCAAAACTGTTTTGCCTTTCATCTTATCTTTACCTTCCATAGAAGCTAACATAGCCTTCTCTGTTACTCCCTCAAACTTAGGAGCAGCCATGGAAGCAGCAATAAATCTAAAAGGTAATACTCTTGAGAAATCAACCGTTTCTATTGAAGCGTTTACTAACTTCTTGTCTACACCAGCTTCTTCCATATTTCTCAAGTTCCGTAAGAAAGCAAGACCACCAAGTTTCTTCTCCTTCAACAGTCTTTCAAACACATCTTTCTTGCTCTTGCCAGCAGAAAGTTCCACTTCCCAGGTATCAGGAGTTGTCATTGTTCCGTCAACCAATCTCTTCCACAAATCAGCTTGATCCCGATCCTTTGGTTTCGCGTGGCAAAGAAATAAAACGTCTCTCAGTTTAATGGCCTCAGCTCGATTGTACTTAGCCAAAGAATACTCAGAGAACTTAGTAAATGCTTTTGCCAATCCTTTCTTCACTTGCGCAGAAAGAGGTGCTTTACCGTCTTTCCAATACAAAGCCAGAAACTCTGTTAACTCGTCTGGCCTCTGTATAACCGTTGCAAGAGTATCAGATACAAGAGAAGTACCATCAGAAACTTTAGCAAGCGCCCTTACAACCCACAAAGGAGCATGACGTAAATGCATCTTCTCCCGCGCTTCGATCGCCATTAAAGCAACCTTATTTCTGTCTACCTTTCCAACAAGATCAGCGATACGTTCAGAAATTTTTTGGCCATCTTCGTAGAATTCATTTTCCCACAACATACAGGACATCAAAGAACGCCTCAATTGATTTTCAGCAGTTGTGCGGGTAGCAGGAGACCCTTCATGTGTATAAATCTTTTCCTCTTTCACTTTCTTATTTGTCTTCGCCATGCTATTCCTCCTTTTTGATTTACAAACTGTCTACAACATCAAGAATTCTTTTCCACTCATCTTCAGATACTTCATCATTGCCTACTTCAACAGGGCCGGCGCCAAATAATATCATTCCATCTTCCTTCGAACTTCTTCTACTAACTATAATACTTCCAATTGTATCTAAATCAATAGCGACATCAGTTAAATCATTTTTAACAATCTTCAACCATTTTTGTGCCATTTTGTTCCTCCTTAATTATTATACAATGACTTATTCAAATTCTTTTTCAATAGCCTTAATCTTACCCGGCACTCTATTATGACCAGAGCCTTCATAGATATTAGAATCATATCCGCCGATATCCTTCCGAGCCATTCTACCTACCTCCATTAAAGTATCTTTTTTCATCTGCCACGCCATAACCCAAACTTTTAAAACTTCATAAGTGTCTGTTGCCTCTTCTATCTTCTTCCGCTGCTCTGCTATTTCTTTTTCGTATTTAAAATCAATTTCAGAATTAATATCACCTATAGTAGGAGACTTCTTAGTTACTGGTCTCGAAGAACCTTCGACCATAGTTACCTTACCAGCTAATTCTTGGCTGACGATACGATAACACTGGGAACGCCACTGATCATAAGTATAAGTAACTTTCTCTAAATCTTTTTTTGCTAGATAAAGAAGCACGGCATAATAAGCGTAGATAGAAGGCTGTCTATTCAGATGATCACTAATACTAGAATCATCCTGCACAATTAAAAGTTTATAATCACCTGAATCAATTTTAGCTCCCTCTAATTCTTCTTCCCCAGCTCTAAGAATACTTCCTTTAAGATCTTTCATTTATGCTCTCCTTATAAGAATGCCTACTATTACATCACAGATCTTTTTTCCACCTCTCTTCTTTTTTCTCATAGAAGAAATAAATCCCTCTTTAGTAACACGCACTAATTGACCTGGCTTAAGATTCTGTCTTCTAGATTTTAGGATGTACGGCGCAGCACCAAAAAAGCCACTGACTTCTACTTCATACTTATAAGTCCTCATATAATATTATACCGCGAAAACATTCTCTTTTAATACAAGCCTTCGTACATTAGAAAACGCCTTGTAAACCTCACTTACATTCAATGATAGATTATTCGCTATATCAATAAACCTAGCTTCTCCATTGAGTCGGCATAAATCAAGATAAATATGAAGTATCCTTTTATCTGCGGGATTAGTAACTTCCTTAAGTAGTCTTCGTACGATAATTCGATTTTCTTCCTCATTAGAAAATCCTTGTTCTTTTACGGCTCTATCCCAAAAAATATTTCCGATACAAGGAAACTCGAATTTAGAGGCATCAAATTGTTCTCTTTCTTTCCAATCATATGCTTCTGCTAACTGTCTGATATATTCTGCGACATCAAACAAAAGAGTCTTTCCGTCAGCAACTAAGTGCTCAGGAAAAAATCGAGCGCAATCACGCATAATCTGAAGTTCACTTTTTCCATTATCTAAAGATCTGCGCACAAATTCTTTAAGATTAGCGCTTTTCTTTTTTCCACCAGGCACTCTATTATCATGTTCTAAAAGAGATACAAATTCACTATTAAGTGCTGTTGTAAAATATGTAATAAAGCGAACTCCCTTGGTAGGATCATAAAGAGGCAATGAATACCACGCCTTTGCGGCACCTCTCCAAAACAAATCTGTTACACCATACCTCTGCTTCAATGATGGAAACTTATGAACATACTTATAAATTAAACCTTCTATTTCTTTTAAAAGAGCTGCGAAACTGGGCTCTGCTTGTACAGCTGCTTCCACAGAAATCTCATCTGCATGTTTAGCGTCACCTATAATTTTCTTGACTTCTAATACCCTCTTTTCTAATTCCAAATTCATTTACTTCCTCCTTTAGGATTGGCTCCCAAGCCTTCCGTAAACAAAGTAAGTACCTTTTGCTTATTATACACTATAATTTTCCTGATTTTTCTAATTATTTTATTATACAGAAGTAATGAACACAAAAGGAGACAAAATCATGCCTAGCGGAATATATACAAGAACACCAAAAGGAAGGGCCAATCTGGCTAAAGCAAAATATAAGCAAGAACTTCATATACCTGAAACTAGAATATGCGCTTGTGGTTGCAAAGAAACTTTTGAATGTTTCACCGTTTCTAAGAAACAATTTATTAATGGGCATAGTCGTATTGGAAAACAGCTCACTCCAAAACACAAAGCAATATTACTTAAAATAAGATATAAACCTGAAAATCATATTATGGAAACTAGATACTGTGCGTGTCCCGGGCACGAACCTTTTGTGTGTGCTACTATTTCTAAAAAGAAATATGTTAATGGGCACTGTAGAAAAGGAGCCGATCACTCTAAAGAAAACAACCCTAACTGGTTAGGAGGAATAGGCTCTTTACCATACGCAACAGAATGGACAGAGCCTTTCAGAGAAACTATTAGAGAAAGAGATAATCATACGTGCCAAAAATGCTTTAAAACTACTAATAATAACAGAAATAAAAAATTGTGTGTTCACCACATAGATTACAATAAAAAGAACTGCTCTCCAATTAATTTGATAACTCTCTGCACTAGCTGTAACTGCAAAGTTAATACAAAAAGAAAATATTGGACAGAATTTTTTAGTGCGAAGATGCAGAAACTGGAAGAATATATTCTTTTTCTAAACGGAGCAAAAAATCTAGCTCCTGCATATCTTTGATTGAGCCTGGATCTTTACCTTGCGCTAATAATATTCTAGATGTCTCAAAATACGCGCATAGCTTCTCACAAACAACCTTAGATGCGCTTCTCCCTGCAACATCACCATCAAGCATTACACAAACCTTTTTCACCCCCTTTTGGAGTAATTTCTGTATCTGAATTTCACTAATTGTAGAACCAAGTAACCCGCAGACATTCAAAGTACCTAATGAAAATAGTCTCAGCACATCAAACACCCCTTCCACTATATAAACTTTATCTCCATCTATTCTATCATAATTAAATAGAAGTTCTTTTTTAGGAGTACCTGATGCCAGCATATATCTTCTCTGATGAGGCAGTAACTCTTCACCTATCTTACGAGCAATAAAACTCCTGAGTATCTTTTCAAAAAATATAGGTATTACTATACAATCAAGATATTGACCTCCTTTACAATAACCTATTTGAAAATAATTTATTGCCGACTTTGTTACTCCTCTTGTCTCTCTTACATAAATCTGCGCTTCTTCGGACAATTCTAAGGTGTACTCTTTCGGCAAAGAAATTATATTAACGTGAACAGATGCTGCCTTATTTAATCGAACCTTTAATTTTTCAGAATTAGGATCCGTTCTCTTATAAAAATCTTTATACTCCTCTGGAACCTCTCCTAGAACTTCAATAAAAAGTTTATTTAAATTCCCTGATTGATCACAAGTAAAACAATGCCACACACCTGTATCTTTTTTTATATTGAAAGATGGGTGCTTGTCTTCTCCATTACTATGAAAACGCTTAAAAGGACACGACGCAGAATACCCTTCTGGCGTTTCCTTAATATGTTTGAGACCTAAGGTACTGCCTAAAAACTCTCGTGAGATAAAATCAATCATTTAAAATAATGTTCAAGTATTTCCAAAGTACCTAAGCCACATGGCTTGTCTGAAACAAATCCTTTGCTATTTCTAACAATCTGTACCCATCTCTCATTTGTTGTTTTAGGAGTAGCTATGTTCATGTCTGAACTTAATTTTATGCAAACTTCGTTAATGTCGGCTGTTCCATTTTCATTATCTTCTACATAAAGAGTTTCATAATCTCGACACCCACAAATCTGCTGTAGCTTCTTTAGTCTGTCTATCTTACCTAATCCTCCATGCTTAATCGTATCTTCAACGGTTGCGTGAGATATAACATCATCTATTGTACTTAGTGTTAGCGGAGCAAATATTATAAATCCACCTCCTGTTCCCAATAAGGCAAAAGGAAACTGAGACCGGCGAACAAAGTAAAGAGTACCTAATAAATCTCTACCAGTAATAATGGCGAATTCAACACCTTGCCTTGACAACGCGATCATCTTCCTTTTCAAATCCGGAAGCAGGTTCCAATTATCATTTATAGTGCCATCTAAATCCATGCACACAAGTTTAATCACCTACCCCTCCTATTTTGTCAACGCACTTATTCCGATCAATAACTAACCACCTCATACGGAGACGGATCAATCAATTCATTCTCTTTAAACGCTTCAATTCTTTCTTGGCAAGTGCCACATTTTCCACAGGCCCTATCTCTACCTTCATAACAACTCCAAGTTTTTGAATAATCTACTCCTAACTTAGTTCCTAACGCAACTATCTGAGATTTAGTAATATTTACAAAAGGAGCAAAGATTTTAACCTCACTAAAAGTAGCTAGCTCGGAAGCCTTTGAAACGGCCTCAACAAATACTGGGCGACAATCAGGATAAATAGTTAAATCATTTGCATGAGGACCATAAAATACTTTATCTGTTTTTAAATTTTCTGCCCAAGCAACCGCTATACTCAACATAACCATATTCCTATTTGGTACAACAGTAACCTTCTGATTTTCATGTGTATAATGCTCCTTCGGCATTTCTTTATTTCCAGTCAATGCAGAATCATTAGCAATGTCTTTCATAAAATCCAAATTAATAATTTTATGCTCTTCACACTCTAACTGGCCCCAAAGTTTAGCGAAGACCAATTCTTTAACGTGTTTTTGTCCATAATTAAAACTAAGGCCATAAACACCATAACCTAGCGATTTAACATAATTCAATAAAGTGATACTATCCATACCACCACTAAAAATCACTACTGCCTTTTCACCAATCATTTTTCCTCCTGTTGTAAAATAACTTCTGCTTCACCAAATATAGCTTTTAAAGCTGACTCTACAGTAAATCTTACTGAGACATCAACCATAGACAATAAACTCACTTCATTTAAATCTGTTGCTACCTGCCCACCAGCTTTCTCAAAAGTTTCTTTTATATTCTTTAAAGGAATATAAACATCTAAAGAGATGAGCACTTCCTGTTCTTCTACTTCAGATTTCTTTTTAGGTTCTAGAGTCAATTCTAATTTGTCCATTTTATTTTAATATCTCAAATACATGCCAAACAAGACCGAGTTGAATATCGTGAGTCGTACCTATATAAATCTTATGCTCCCAATCATTAATCTTATTACCCGTTCCATGAATTGCAAAGGTCCTATTTGCAAGTTTAGATTCGGTGTCTACAAGAGCCCATAAACAAACATTCGATTGAAATCCTACATGTAAAATATGGCTATTCTCCGGCATATCAAGCGTCTGATCCACTACCTTCTCATCTAACTCAAACTTCCATATGGTTTTCATCTTTTCTCCATTTGTATATACCATAAAAACTCATAAGAATAAACCAACCTTCCATATAAGTTACGCTAGATAAATGCATCATAAGTCCGACAGCTAAATATAACAAGCATCCTATAATTTGAAAAATGAAACCCCAAACGCTCTTCTTAATAAGATATAAAAAACTAACAGCAAGAGCGAAGTTTGCTATCCAGCCTAACGCATCACTTAGTATCATTTTTATTCCTGCTCCCACTTTCCTTTATGTCGCTTAATCCAGCGGATAACCTCATTAAGCTTGCTAACTATTACTTCATCAGCAGTAGAAAACTCTCTTTCCCATGGTAACTCCAGTAGTGAAAGACAATGTTCCTTCAGATCGAGTTCTTCAATTTCTTCTGACATATCTCTGCAAATACACTCAGACATAGGATTGTGGCAAGTATCACACACCATAACCCTCTTCTCTTTTGGATTATCTCTTACTACCCACACAGTTACACACTCTTCTTTATATACACCTAATTTCTCTACTAAAGTATTTCCTAGCTTAAATGACTGAAGTAATTTACAATCATCATCTGGTCTTGTCTGAACTGCAATAGTTATGCTTCCATTATGTCCATACATATTTTCCTTCTGATAAGGAACGCACTTACTATACTCACCATCATCTTTTGTTAGAGGACCAAGACTGCATTTATAAGAACAAAAACCATCTCTCTCGTGAGGAGATTGGTTTTTGCAAGCAACGCGGACACAAATTTTAGCATTTTTACATATCATTAACATTTGATCCTCCTAAGAAGATTTCTTATCTTGGTACTGACCATCATATAAATGAGCTGTCTCAGATTCAAAGAATATCATCTGAGCAACCCTAACTCCCACCTCCAACACCACGTTTAAAAACGGATAGATAGTAAAGCCAGCATAATTTTTATACCCACTGTCATACAAAGAACTAAGCACTATCACTCCATTCCGGTTCAATGTACTTCTACCAATTATCTTAGCGCATACTCCTTCAGGCAATTCTACATACTGTTTAGTTTCAACTCTGTACGGAATAAATTTATGTAATAAAAAATGTTTATCATCATAAGGCTGTACTGGATTTGAAAAACTTCCTTCTACATCATCTTTTGAAAGAAATAAGCCAAGTTGTTTTTCTTCAACATCTCTTTCTCCTGGACGAAGTGCTTTAGATAAGGTGATCAAAGAAAATATTTTATCTAACTCTAAATCTATTCCATTCGGTTGAATCTGTTCTTCCGTTACCGGAGAAATAATTTTTCGATCAACAATCTTTCGTGGATTTAAGACCATAATTTATTTTCCTTTGTGTATTGACCATTTTCTTAATGGGATCCAGAAGTGATACAACATATAATCATAACTAGGTAATTTAAAATATTTTTCTAAACCATAATCTTTAACCATCTTAATTCTGAGATTATATACTAAGTGGTTTCGAAACATGAAATAAAGTATAGCTGATAACCACAACACCATCATTGCAATAGCCGCCCAAATTCCTTGTACATTAGTCATTTATTATCTCCTTAACCTATTATAGTAAATTCACCTTTCTGTTTTATATAAGGAGCTCTTCCTTCTTTATCTACTGGCTGTCTTTCTAAAGAATTATAAACACCCTGCCAAATCTCTGCTCTACCCGGCTGTATTTCATCATACTGATCGTACTCTGAATCAAAACTACATACAGGTAACTCTAAATATTTTTCAGGAAGTCTTTGTAATTCCTCTATATATTGTTTAAGAGTCATAATTAATTTGACATCATTCCTACACCAGCTCCAGTAAGAGCTATAAAACATAGCCATCCGGCTGGTGATGCGCAAGCAATGCGTACAACGCCCCAAGCAATCTGAGCTACGTGCATTGGTTGCTGACATCCGTGTATCAACATTGTTATACCGCCGAACAATAAAAGATATACTCCGACGTACAAACCTGTTAAGATTCCTAATATAATCAAAAACAATCCAAATAGCGTCTTCATTTATTCCTCCTATTATTTAAAACCGTTTGTCCTTCCACTAGGTATAAACTTCTTCTGTGCTTCTTTCAGCAACATCTTGTTTATTCCTCTTTGATTAAGCTCTGCTTCAAGTTCACCTAAATATCTAGTATGAGCTTCTGGTACAGACTTAAATTGAAAATTGTACTTCCTCTTTTTAAGATTACTATACAGCTGCTTCAAGAAATTATTACTTAATTCTTTTAAAGAACAATCATTGTCTGTCTCTGAAGAATACAACTGCTTACTTACTTCTATTTCCTTAGCTTGAGAACAGAATACTTTTTTAATCTTCTGATCTTTATAACCAGCTGCAGTCATTACAAGCCAGTTGTGAACACGTCCATAATTATGTCTATTTGGATGAGCATATAGATACAACAGTACAAAATTAAGCTTAGTTTCGTAATCCTTTATCTGCTGAGCTCGTAAGCGTACTATCTGCCAAGCCGTATTAAATTTGTCTACCATTATAATATTATACTATATTTTTAAAAATAAATCAACTGCCGAAACTTATTCCCAATTAGAAATTAAATATTTATAAGTTTCTTTTAAGGCTCTATATTTCTCTAAACCAATCACAATTAAAATTTCATCGGGATACTGTTCTTTAAAAAGTTGAATTTTTTCGGCCGATAATTTATCCATATAACCTTTTACTTCATACCAGATATTAGTTCCTGTAATATGAAAATCAAGGCAATATGTCGCCTTTAATTTATCAGACCTGACTAAAATAAATCTCTTATGTTCATATTCAAAGGGAATTCCTTCCCAATTAAAAACCCGCGCAATATTAGGTTCCCAACTAGATCTAAAATATTGATTACCTAAATCTTCTCTTTTGCCGCCCTTTCCTCTGCCTCCCTTTGCTGGACCAGGTTTTCCAAAATTGTGATTTTTTTCACCTTTCTGCGCCTCTGACATTAATTTTAAGGTTTCTTCAGAAGGATGTTTTTTCCAATTAGGATTATTTTTACCTAATTTATCAGTAGAAAATTTCTTTATTGTTTCAGCTGGAAGAATTCGATCTGCCTGAGCTCGTTTCATTTTGCTTCTAGTATTCAAAGAAAGATATTTTCCTCTTTGGTTGTGCCCATTAATATATTTATTCTTAAATTTAGTAACTCTTTGTTTACAGCCACAAGCACAAAAATTATATGTATTCTTCATACAGTAATTAACCTGAATTTTCTTCTACATTTAATAAATCCAACATTTCTTGTCTTGGATTCTTACCTTCGGGTGGATTTTTAAACACTCCCTTAATAGCAGAAGTGATGACCGGCGAGTTAGGCTCCTCAATCCCACGAAACTTCATACACCCGTGAAAACCTCTGACTATGGACATACAACCAAGAGGTTTTAACATCTGCTCAAATACATCTACAATCTCTTCCACAAAATCTTCTTGCAAAGCCGGTTTCTTAGCCAAGTACTTTATAAGTCTTGGGATCTTTGATAACCCTACAACTGACGCATCAGGTATGTAGCCAAAGTCCACTCTATACTCCACAGGCAAGAAGTGATGCGGACATACACTATATGCCTTTATATTTTTAACAACTACCAAATTCTTTGCTGTACTTGGGAACGTAACAGTAAGTTTTTTAATACTCTCTAAATCCTTCTCTGGTCCTACTACGCAGCGCAAACAAAGATGCTCATACACTCTCTGGACCCTATTTGGTGTATCAGTAAAATTAGCATCTGCAAGATCAATGTTTAAACTTCTCAAGATTTCTACAAATGATTCAGCAATACTAGGCATATTATTTTTCTCCTTTTTCTTTAAGTCCAACTACTTTAGCAGTAATTTTTCTCTTACTGAGTTCTTCTTTTACTTCATCCTGCAGCTTTAAAAGAAAATCTATTTTCTGGTTAGCCATGAACTTTTTCCAGTAGATAGCGTCCGTCGGTAAGAATCTTTTCTGAAATACCTCTACCCATCTCACAGCGTTAATAAGTGCCCATCCTACTTGGTCAAGTAGCTCCTGATAAAGTTCATCGCCAATACAGTCGGCAAGGAAATACTCGGCGCCGTACTTCTGTGAGCCTACTTCCAATCTCTTTAAAACTTGTGATACAATCTTATTCGCAATCTCTTTATTATACTTTACCTTCTCCTCAGGTTTCTTAGCCATATCTAAAGCTGCTAACATAATCTCCTTTCTTTTTTTCATACTTGGAAGCGTCTTTATTTTTCTCACGTCCTTCTCAGCATACATCTTTACAAACGTTTCCATCTTACGAGACTTCTTAATTCCTTCTGTCAAATATTCGGCATGACTTGCGTCGCTTCCAGCTATTTTCGGACTGAACTCACTTATCTTACCCTTTCTCATTTTTTCCTCCGCTTGGCTCATCCTTATCAAACTTATCTTTTCTTTTTTATTTTATCCTAGTTATATATTATATATTATATATTTATATTTATAGGATATTAAGTTTGATAAGAAGAAACGTTTTGCTCAAATAAAGCTGTTAATTCTTCTGATATTTCGTTCGGCTAAAAGCAATGTTTCTGCAGAAGTATCTGTTTCATCAAAATTTAAGTGATCAAACTTATCTCTAGGACAACCTAAATTATTTACTTTCAATCCTACATTAGCTAATGCAAATGCCACAGAAGAATCACAACTAACTACAAAACCTTTATTATTGTAACAAGATAATTCAATCGGATTACCTAAACCTAGAAGATGTATATTAAGCTGATTTGCCTGTAATCTCATTAACTGCCTTACCATACCTACTGCTAAAGGTCTATTTGCTAACACATTCTGATCATTTGTTCGCGTGATAATACTAAAACATCTTGCTACAACTAAAAATGATACTGCAATAGTTTTGATCTCTTTAATTTTTAATAATTCACTTGCGCAATCTAAATATTCTTCTGGCGTCTTTCCTTGTGGCACAGCTACTAAATCAAAATCTTTGTGAATTGTTCTAAATTTTTCTAAGAATGCATAAGTTCTTTTAAGCGTTTCTAATCCATCCATAAAAACATCTGGAAGTACTAGTGCATCAGCATTTATTAAATGTGCTTTGTCCACCAGCTCCTGATTTTTTATCGCTTCTCCTAATTCATACGCCGAATTATCTATATATTTATATTTTTTAGATTGAGTAAAAAAGTTTGTATATTCCTCGTCTTTTCCAATTAGGTGTCCTAATACTAGATAAACTGAAGAAAATTCATCAAATTTTCTTAAATATTTGGTAGGTACTGTATGAGATATCAACATTTTATTCTCCTTTAGTTTATTATACACTGCAGTTATCAATAATTTCCTTAATTCTTTTAATTATATTATATAGATAGAATCAACAATTCAAAGGAGGTAAGATATGCCAAAAGGTATATACATAAGAACGAAAAAACATGGCCCTAATTATAAACCAGAGCTTCATATCACAGAAACTAGATGCTGTGTTTGTGGATGCAAAATAACTTTTATATGCTATACTTGGTCTAAACAAAAATTCATTAATGGACATCAAAATAAAGGAAAAAATGCCCCTATGTTAGGAAAATTTCGTTCTAAAAAATCGCGAATAAAACACTCTAAAACAGTAACTGGAAAAGGAAATCCTATGTATGGCAGAATAGGAGAAAAAGCCCCTGCGTATAAACCAGAGTGCCATGAATATGAAACTAGATATTGCAAATGTACTTGTGAAAAACCATTTATCTGTCTTAAAAATTCTAAGCAAAAATATATTAGAGGGCATAATAGAGTTGGAACGCATCCTTCCGCAGAAACTTTAGAATTAATGTCTAAAACGCAATTAGGAGATAAAGGTAATATGTTCGGAAAACGTGCCCATCCAAAATCTGGAAGGGGTAAAATAGGAAAAAGAAAAGATCTTGATAATCAAAACTTTCGTTCTAGATGGGAAGCTAATCATGCCAGAGTATTTAATTATGAAGGTATTCCATTTGAATATGAATCTAAAAGATTTATTCTTAATAGAAAAAACGGCTCTAAATTAACATATTGCCCTGATTTTCATATTTTAGGAACTAATATTTGGTATGAGGATAAAGGTTATATGAATGAAAAATCAAAGGAAAAAATTCAGCTTTTCAAAGAACAGTATCCTGAAGAAACTTTAATAGTGATAGGTAAAGAAGAATATAATAGAATGAAAGATACTTACGAAGATCTAATTCCTAATTGGGAAAAGAAATAATATAATTATTATACAAGCAAACTATCAAGAAGTTCAAAATTGAATTCTAATTTAATAAATAATTGCTCAGCTTTTTCTTTATCCAATTTAATATCTTTTTGCCGCCTTAATTCTGCTCTAACCTTACTATCCAGCTCTTTATCGCCTCCAAGCGTCACAAGTGCTATGTTTCTCTTCAATTTATCCGCGTGTAAACGCAGTTTTAACAGTAGTTTATCGTCTAATGCGCTTCCTAGTATATCATCCATATTAAATCGCGTTAAAATCGATTTGGTTCGGACGTCTCCGAAACCTGGAACACCATCAATGTTGTCACTTTTATCACCGACAATTGCTCTATAATATCTCCACTGATTAGGATATAAGCCAAAAGATTCCACAAAAGTGGCATAATTATACATTATTTTTTTTGTAGTGCTATAAACTGAAACGCTATCACTTATTAACTGCAGAAAATCTTTATCTGATGATATTATTATTTTGTTACCCGGAAGTATTTCTGTTAAAGAAGCAATTATGTCATCTGCCTCAGTACCTTCAAATTCAAAGGTAACAATTCCTAGTGCATTACAAAGATCTTTACAAAATGGTATTTGTCCATGTAATTCACTTAATCTTTTTTTAGTTTCTTCAGAAGGCGCTTCGCGCTTCTTGTATTCAGGATGAATAGCGATGCGCCTTGGACTACGTCCTTTATCCCAACAAAAGAATATCTCCGCATCAGGAAATTTTTTCTTTAAAGTAGCAAGAATTCTAAATGAACCATAAATGGCCGAAGTCCTTTGTCCGTATGTTGTATACAGATTAGAAACCCAGTCACTTATGAAGAATAGATTCTTAGCATCAATAATAAGATTATTCAAATTCTCTCCTAAATTATTTATGCCTTCCAAGAGTTACGGCGTAGCACCATTGAGGTGCCGTTGCAAGAAGTTTCTTATTTTTACAATAGATAACAGAGTAATTTGAATGAATAAGAATCTTTCCTGATACTATTTGTTTCTCAACTTTCTTTACCTCATCAGCGTTGAAGTAAACACTTTCTGATCCGCCCCAATCCTGTCTGAAAAGCAGATAATCAAATTCTTTTTTGATAACATGCTTCGATCCACCTTCCATGTATTTTTCTTTTCCTTGAACTTTAATCATTTTTCCTCCGAACTTTCAATTTTAACGATTCCATGATTAAACCAAACATAAACCATTCTCCAAAAACTACATTGTTTGTAGCCATTTTGACCCATGCAACCTGATTGATAATAAAATATCATCATTCCTCCTTTTTCAGCCTCAGTGCTTTCTCTAACTTTATTCTTATCGCAGTCCAAACACTTTCACCTTCAAGTATTACACGGTGTTGTGCTTGTTCTTTGAGGCGTAATAATTCAATCAGATATTTTGTTTCTTGTTTATCTAATAAGAAAGGACTATACAACAAATCAATCTCTTTGGTAGCTTGGTTTATTCCAACAAGAGAACTCCGAGATGTTTTTTGTTCTCCTGTCCAAGAAGTCTGAGTATAGATGGAAATTTTCTTGTTAATAATCTCCTCCACTCTCTTCTGAATTGTGTTAAGCATTCAGGCCTCCATGTTTTGAACACTGTAAATATCCTTTGCTTTCGCATTCTGGACAAAACTCTGTTTCTTTTTCTATGGATTTTATTGCTTGGCAGCGGATACAAATATTATCCCCAGTACATTGGCAAGGAATTTTATCAATTAATATTTTACATTCTTTTACTATTTTCTTCAGTTGAAGATAAGAAGACTGCCAATTTTTTGTTTGTCTTTCCATGAAATGCGCACTTGATTCTCCGCAATATGTGTCTCCGATAAAAAAGAATGGTATCAACCCTAACAAGTTAATCATTTTTCCTCCTGAAATATCATACCACCCTCTATCAGAACATAAAGTCGCGCTAATGCGGATGGTAATGATTTGTTACCTTCTGAATGTAATGCGTGGATTACTACAAAGTTATTTACAAAGTTATTCTTTACAACCTGAATAGTAACTTCTTGTTTGAATTCTACTAACAACTCAGATACGGTAGGAGCAGAGTATGTTCCTATATAAAGAGAACCATGCGGTATTGACTCCTTTGAAAACTCATCGCGATCTCTTATCAGTTTCCAGCAGCGCACACCCAAATTTATGTACTCTAACCATACAAAATAACTCGCGCCTTGCGGAAACCCTGCTTCCTTTAATCGTTGAGCCTCATTAAAATTAACGCATAATTGTTTATCAATCATTTGATTTCTCTAAATCTTTTAAAATGCGTTCC